CCTCTACCTTGTATTGTTTCAGCGCTGTTTCCTGATCTACAATGAATTTAGGCCTTTTGAATAGCTTTTGTATCTGTTTATAATCCATCGATAATATTACTTCCTGCGGTGTTGCCATGGTATTTATAATTTAATTACTTGAATTGACCACTTATCTTTCCGTTATTCCATTGGAGATAATCCGTTGCTTCGGAATTAATAAAATCAACTATACTAATGTCTGGTGTAAAAGATTTGTTCATCCACCCACCTCCCCAAAATGGATTATCCGGTTCTGTTGACGTGTAAAATAAATTACAAATCGTTTCGTCTTCGTTTATGACGAACTCAATTAATCTGATCGATGTTAAACAATTTGCCATAATGAAAAGTTTTTCAAATATACATATTTTAAATATATCCTGTTAATACTTTTAAATTTGCGCCAGGTTTTTCAACATTAGGGTAAAAAGTATTAGCCAGCGAATCGAAATAGTCAGTACTTCGCCCTATTCGCTTTTTAATGTCTTCTTTCGGCTCTATTATTATCTTTCCTGAGCTTTGAACTAAGTATTTAATCTCAACGGCTTCCCGTGTAAATTCGTTGTTTGGAGGCAAACAAGCAGTTGAATTATTGGCAGGATTAAGCCAATCACGAATAGCCCAAAATAGATAAGCCCGCATATTAGCGAACTCATGCTGTCCTGTGATATCGTGCAAATCAGCTGCACTCTCTGAAAACTTACACGAATAAGCGCGCGTTATTTTCTGCTCAATCAATCGTGAATAAACCCCTGCACCTTCCCCGATGGTATCAATAAATGCAAGTGCCTTCCAGTCTTCGCCCAAATCCAACTTTATTAATCCTGCTATCTTCATATGATCTGCTTTACCGCCTGATTGATAAGCCCTAAATGGCAATACGTAATCATCAAACCTATCGCAAAGTATTGAGCTGTCCCTACCCATACCTGCCACGTCTACGCCTATTCGCCTGTTTTTCTTTGAATATATGCCTTGTCTGGCTCTCCATCGTTCATTGGCTAATTCAATCCATCGGTAGGGAATTAATACATCTTCAGACACTTCAGGGAACATTCCGCGAACTTTAACCCGAAATAAGTCATTTGGTCTGTATGTTAATCCTTCAAACTCAAAGTCGCCTTTGCCTTCGTTTAACTCTTCGGGTCGAATTGTTTCGCACCACGTATGGACCTTATCTTTTACCCATTCATAATCGACTTGACCGGGAATAACTATTTTCTTTTGAATGACATTAGGCGCCGTTAAGTCATCTAATCTAAACGATTTCCACCGGCTTGATTTCATTGACTGAGCTGCGTAACCAATTGAATTATTTGGATTGAAGACTATAAGAATCTTTGAATTACCTTGTAAGTTACCCTCAATGGCTGAGAATGTTTCACCACTTATACCGGATGCCTCTGTTATTATAAACATGGTGTTTACAGCGTGGAACCCGGACCATGCCTCGGTATTTTTATCATCTGCCTTAAACCCTGTTAAAAACCACTCTTCCCAGTCAGTACGAATATCGTAACCAACTAAACGGCCTGGAAGTACTTTCGCTTTATTGAAAAGCCTTACTATCTCAGGGTACATGATATTCTTAACCTGTCTGTCTGTTGGTGCTGTTAGTGCAATTTTGGTATTGCCTGTTAGAACTCCGTTATCAAACTTTGGCGTAAGGTACATAAAGCAAAGTGCAGCAACTGCTGCGACAAAGTCTTTGCCTCTAGCTGTTCCAGATGCGACTGAGACCATTTTACATGTTTGGACTGCCCTTAGTATCTCTTGTTGCTCAGGGTCTAAATTAACCTTTAACGCGTCTTTGGCAAACTTACACCAATCGTTTTGCCACTCTAAAAATATGTTTATTTCCTCACTGCTCATTATGTGACTGACTTGCCCGTTTCATTAGTTCAAGAAATGGAGAGGTTATCTTTTCACCTAAAGTTGTAAGGTCGGTTCTTACTGGCAAATCATATCCAAGCATCTTTTTAATCTCAATATTCGCCTGCAATTTGCTGTAAAGTTTAATCTTAACGTACTCAACTTCTTTTGTTTCTTCATTAAAATTGATCGTTACCGTTTTCGTATCAATGCTTTCGATACTTGCTTTTTGATCATCTGTTAACGATTCAAAGTCTTTGCGGTCAATCCATGTATTGTGAAGGTGTGCAATTGACGAAAATGCAATCTTTGTGAATTCATTTAACACTCTTAACTTACTAACTCCGGCCTCTTCTTCAAGGTTATTTTTGATTAAGTCAATGTACTGCTTTACCTTAGGATTTCTTAATAAATTACAACCGCTAACAGCCGCCACATTATCATCTTCTATTCCGTATGCCTTCTTGTACGAACGTGTTGCATTCCAGTCAATTATATAATTATGCGCAAAGATTTTATTCTTTTCGGTTATTTCGTCTTTTAGTTCTTCGAGCGTGTATTGCTTTTGATCATCCATAACTTAAATTTTGAGCCGGAAACAGGAATCGAACCCGTGACATTCTGAGTACAAAACAGACACTCTACCATCTGAGTTATTCCGGCAATTTTAAAAGCCTTCTCCGTTAAATCTCTTACACCCTGAGCAAGGGAAGGCTTTTTTTGATCGTCTTTTCGATCTGTCATCCACTTACCCTATGATCAGTAGGGTCAATCCTCTTGTGGCTGATTGTATTTTAAATATTTTTATCAAACATACTTATATTTATTCAAATTGCAAAATTAATTATTTTAGCTCGATTGGTCGCCAATGGGTAACATTAATTTTCCTATTTGTAATCTCGACATTAAATCCATGTCGCATTTTACACCCAATAGCAACTTTTCCATTTGATTGTTTAATTAAAATATCGGTTAATATTTCCGGCAACTCTTCTTCAACCGGAATCCATCGCTGTGCAAATTCAATACCGGACTTAAATGATCTTTCTACTAATTGCTTCATTCCGGATCGTGATGAAAATAAAGCATCATTTTCATTGCCTTCATTTATCTCAAATGCTGAATATTCTTTTGCTGCTTGATTAATCGTTTTCATAATTCAATCTTTATTAAATTGGTTTTCATTTCTGTTGCTTTTCCTGATCCGGGCAATAAATGAGCCTACTTTCCGACAATCAATCACATCTTTGTCCGGTCGCTCTCTATGTCCGCATTTCGGGCAAATCATCCAATGAGTACACATTGCAAGTTTCTTTGAGTCTTTAATTAATGGCTCTATGCAGTCAGGGCAAAGTTGCATTTTATTAAATATAATTTCGTATTGCTTTTTCAACACGCTTTAAGACGTTTCCATTATGGCTGCCATCTCCGGCGCAATTGGGAATATACCTAAGTAAATTTTCCCTGCATTCAATTAACGAAGTGAGTAACTCGGGTGTATTAACCGTTTTTGGCGTTTCGGTCATTTTTTTAACAATCCAGCTACAGAACTCTGTCATATCTGGTAATGTATGAGGTTGTTTTGTTTCTTTTTGCCAAGCCTTTGTTAATTGGTTCAAGATACTTAGAGGCTTAATGAATAGCCTATAAGTAAAATCTGCTTGTTCTTCGGCGTAACTATCTCTTTGTTCTTTTGTGTATGAATTGGTTATTGCAATTAATTCGCAATCCTTACCAACTACGTGCCTACCGTACCAGGTATTTGACCAAATAGATACTATTCCTTCATTGTCCTCAATGTATTTCCGCACAATGTGAATACTTCCGTCTATTTTATTTACTATTTTCATTATGACATATTTTTTGTAAGGTTACGTAGAACCGACTTTCTAAGATCAGGAATATTTATTTTTCCGCTTGCTTTTTTCATTATCTCGATCGCCAAATCAATAGCCAGTCCCAACTGCTTAGGATCTGGCATTTCCATGTCTTCGTCGGCTCTTCTCCACTTGTTGTAAAGTTCGAGGATGTGAATAGCTGTTTCTGTTGTCATTATATTAGTTTTATTGCCGTATAGGCAGGGGTGAGGGTTAAGATTCTTTTGTTATAGTCAGTGCAAAGGAGTATATTTTTCCATCGGTATCGTCAAGATCATTAACGACAAATCCAACTGCCGGATTATTCCCCTCGATAGTATATTCATCTCCTTCTTTATCTGCATTTTTTTCGTCGACCCTTTTCATTGCCTTTTCATATAGTGGCAAAAACTCATCCGATACAGTAAAGAATCCCATGTTGTGGTATGATCTCAAAATGCCATCAGATTCTCTTATTAAGACTGTATCGCTTCCGTATGCACCCGACTTCTTTCTTACCTGTATCAATCGGCCAAAATGCACACTTTTTTGACCCTGAATAGGCCCCGTTATTACCAATGATTTAAATCCTAATTCATCTACATCGTATGCGAGCTTACCCCAATGGGATGTTTCGAATTGCATTTTCTTTTCTATCATAATTTCAGTTGTTTTTATCTCCCCGTACAGGCATGGTGTTATTTTGCAAAGTTAATGAATAAATATGCTGCTATTACCGTAATAGTGGCGGTGTATATTATCGCATCGTAATACCAGGCAATTACGGTTAATATTTTGATTGTACGTTTCATTGCTTCAGTAGTTTTAAAATTGCTTTTCTAACGTTATATGCAAACGAATCATGTAATTCTGATTTTACATTTGGGTGAACACGTGTTGAGGCGTCTGTTATCGCTTCGTTATACATTAAATTTCCATATTCTCGCATTAAATCAACAAATTCCTGTCTGTGTTTTCCACAAAGCCACCAAAATTCACCAACCCTTTTTATTATTATTGCCTCTTCTTTGCTGTATTCTCTTTCTTTTTCTGTTCCCATCGTTTCTAATTTGGTTCTAAATTACTAAATACAAATTAATTAATCAACTAATTTAAGTATTTTTATTTTCTTCTCTGTATTGTTTTTCGCACTCTTTAGAGCAAAATAAATCCAATTTTCCGGATCTTAAATTATTGCATCCAATATTAAAACATTTGCGCTTTTCATTTTGGGATAATTTGCGATCTTTTTTTATCGGTTCGCTTGGAATTCCACCGAATCCACCCATTGATATCATTGCCATTGCCAATAATAAGCTGTTTCCTTTTCTGTTCATCTCAATTCAAGTTAATTTTATCCCCGATCATCTCAAAATCGTATTCCTCGTACTGTTCGCCTTCGTCGCCCCACTTATCCAAATTAGAGTCATAAGCGACAAATATTACTTTGCCTTCGAATTCAACCGGATATAAACCGGATTCACGTTTTACATGGAGGGTATCGCCTGTTGATGGGTCTTTAATGTAGGTCATATTAGTTCGTTTTATTTATTTTTAATAAATTTACATTGTGATTCATGGTATTCGTAAAGAGACTTCATGTCTGTGCCATTCATAAATGAATAGCAATTTTCATTTTCAGACCATTCTAAATTACATTCACGATAAAATATTTTACCGCTTTTCTTTTTAAAATAATACTTTACACATCTAATCGAAAATGTCAATCTTAAATTCCATATATCGGAAGAAAAATTACCGATTGTTACGTCTTCAATTTTTACTTTAAATCCATTTTGACCATTTAAATTATGATATAATAAAGATAGCATATTTTGTTGAGACGTTTTTAGCCAATCTATTTCTGATGTTATTTCTTTTGCTTTATTGGTAAATTTAGAATTTAAACTGTAGCTACTAGTCACCATTTCTTTTTCTGTAAATTCAATTTCTTCACCGTTTTTTAAAATAAAAGTAAATCCTTTATCTATTTCAATCGTGTCGGTGTATCTATTTTGCCCGGTTACAAAAATATTACCAGATAATAAATCATTTTGGTATTTTTCGGCAGATTCATTACTTTTTTTTTCTGCTTTAATTCTTTCGTTTACTAATTGTCTTTTACTTTCAAAATTTTCAAGCTCAAAGATATTTTTCTGGTTATCGGGATGTATGAACGACAATGAATTTTCAAGTGTTATTTTCAATTCCTGAAAAATAGGATTTAATTTATCCTTATTTATATCATAAAACCAAAGAGGGATTCTTAAATTTAATCCCTCATATTGATCGTCGTTAAACTTTTGTAGGTTAAGTATCATTTTATATTATTTTATAAGTTCCTGAATTTAATCCCGATTGAAATTGTTTAACTGAACACCAAGCCATTTTAAGATTATTGATTCCGTTACCTCCCTTAAAATTAAAACCTACATACCAACTAATTCTTGTTTCTGTCACCTTCGCAATTTCAAATATATTGCTTGTTGGGGTAAAGTTTACTTTTGTTCCTATTGTTATTTCAGTTGCTTTCATTATGTTCTATTTTTAGTGATTCAGCTTCCTTGCTGTTTCATGATGTAAATATACAACGTAAATTAACCGATATAACCAAAGCTGTTGCATAACATGTTTAACGCTCAATTTCCTCATCTTCATATTTCGTTGTGTCAATTTCGCACGGATCGTAATACGTGTCATTCAAATCAAATTTGCCGTTCTGAATCATTCGGATTAGTTTCCAGGCGCAAAATACAGCGATCAGAACAAATGCAATAAAATACAAATAGCTTTCGGTTTCCATATTGGTTATTTTTAAGGGTTAAATTCTTTGTTTTGCACCGCATCGCACACAAACACCATCCCGATACAAATGATCAAACCAAAGCCAGCAAAACAGCTTAAATAGCCTACAATGTTGGTTAGCGATCAACTGCATAGTTTCTGCATCCTGTGCTGTCATTTCGGCTTGGATCTCTTTCTTAAGCATCTGCTTAAATTCGTAAATCAATTCTTTTTCGTCGTTCATTTTAATAGTCGTTTTAAGTTCGATTTATTGTGAATTGTAGTAAACTTTTGAAGTTCTTCTATTAATTGCAAAACCCTTTCTTTTGATGGCTCTGGAAGTCCATGTTTTCCTGAATCTGCTCCAATATTAACCTGTTTGGGGTTGATTCTTCCGATCAACTCAATCATTGATCCTAAGTTAAAATCCATAATTGGCTCAATGGTTACGAAAGTTTCAAAACCACAATCAGAAAGCATTTCCATATACTTCATTCTTTCGTATGGTTTCGGACTATTTGCCATAATTTCAGGGTAATGAATATCGCTTTCAATCGTGGTGCAGATAACAGATTTAGGCAATTTGAAATCCATTACTCTTTTTGGATTTTTAGTCTGAAACAAATATCTATTATCAAACTTATTGCAATAGTTTAATGTTTTGGCAATCCAATCTTCCGGTATATTTTCAGCAAACAAATCACAACTTGAACCAACGAAAATAAAGTTTTCTGAGCCTAAGTCTGTTTTAATTTCCTTTTCGTCAAATCGTACCGGCTTTAATTTGCCCCACCGCTTCATATAACAATAACTGCAATCGTGATAACATTCACCTTTTACGGTATTCCATGTGTGAGTCACAAAGTCGTACATGTTGCCTTTTGATATATTTAGTGCCATATCGTTTTTTAATTTGCTTTAAAGTTAATAATAATCAGTTAATTATTTCAAATAATCGTTTAATATCTCACGGATTAATTTTGCCTGTGATATTAATACTGATGCATATAAGTGACCTTTCATATTTATTTCATTTGTCAGCTCAATTATTATTGATCTTATTTCGTCATTGTTGTACTTTTCCGGTTCGCATTTAATCTTCTCCATTTCGTCACGGGTCAATAATTCGCCAACGCTCCAAGTATCGGATTTAAACCAATGTTTTTTAACTTCCGGTATCGCTTCAGCTATCCATTTACCACCATCGTAAATAATGATTTGTTTTCTGCCGTCTGTTGCAAGTTTTGACAGTCCAATTAACTTTAGTCTACCAGACTTCATTTTGTCCATGTCGGTAGCTGTTTTGATTGTGCAACCAGAAATAAAACCGCGCTTTCTAGCTTCGCTGATTAGGTAGTTTTGCCATTGATTAACCACGTGTAATTCCATTAATCTTCGATTAAATTCATATCCGTGAAATAAATCACTTGCATACCTCGGAAGGCTCATAATAAACTCAAATTGATCTTCCGTAAATAATCTTTTTGCCTCCACTCTTTTAATCTCGTATTCCACGCCGTCAATTTTGATAATTTCAGTTTTGTTTGTCATTTTACTTTTATTTAAAGTTCTGTTAATTCGTAATATGGAATATCATATTCTGTATGATTGAAATAAGCCTTAACTGATCTTTCTTTTAGGATGTTGCTGATTATTACAACATTTGCCCCGATTATATTTTTACTACCATCGGTTTGATGTCGAATTGTCGCAATACACCTATCTCCTACTTGTAATTTTTCTGCAAAATGATTGTAGGATTTTCCTTCCATGATTCTATTTAATTCGTTATAATCCATTTTATTATAGTTTTTTAAAATAATTTCATTGTTAGTTCTATTCTGTTTTCCTTGCTTATTTTCTTACCCTTAATGCACGCCCAAAATCTCAAAGTTGCAAAAGAATAGCGTAAAATGTTGAGGTGCCCTGCATGATATTTAAACTTTTGCTTATCCCATCGCTTTATGATTTTTGCATTAAATCGGGATTGGGATGTGTAAAAGGTATTCATTTGCGTTCAAGTGGTCTCCAATGGGTAACGTTAGTAAATGGCCTTGCTATTTCATTGGAATAAAATACATTATCTCTAACAAATCCACACACTTCGTATAAGTGAAATGGATGACTTCTTTTTAGTAGTACATTTATGTTTTTTTCTGGAAGCTCTTCTTCGACTGTAATCCATCGCTGTGCCTCTCTTGATCCTAATTGTGCCCAATCAATGTAGCATGTAACATCCATCCTTTTGTGAGCCGATAAACTTTGATCTGATATATATCGACCAAATGCTACTTCTTCAATTGTTTTCATAATCTAAAATTTATCACCGTTTAGTAAATCGTTTTTATTTAATTGCCTCTTTGCCTCTTTGTCGAATTCTGACCAGTAGAACGTATTGACGATTGAATCTGGAAGTAATTGAATGCAACCACAAACTCGGTTTTTATTCATGAATTTGACAAAATCAATTAAGGCTTGGCGTTCTGATCGTTTGCGTGCGGTCATTTTGATTTAGTTAATGATAATATTCTTCCTCCAACTTCTATCTCTTCGCCTTTATTTAAGCGATCAATAACCTCATTAACCATTTCTTCGGCGTATTCAAACATCACATTTGAAATATCATCAATATGTTTTGCATTTAACTCTCCAAGGGTAGATAGGCCGTTTGTCCTATTGTGGATTACCTTACCTAATAAATATCGTTTTGGATGATCCATTTCTTTATCGTTTTAAATTATACGTAAAAATATACCTAATATTAACACATTCAACAAAAGATGTTTTTAAACATGTTTTATCCCATTCTTTGCCATAAATTCAGCGTGAATCTGCATTAGTTCGGCTTTGGTATATGGTGGTGACTGCGTGTGTATTGCGTCGTGAAGATCGTAATTAAGCGCAATTAAGCCGTTTATATCAAGTTTGTTTTTGCCTATTCTGCCATTGATATGGTGGACGTTGACCCCTGGCGTTCCGTCGTTTTTTACTTCGCAAATAATATCTTCTTTGATCTGATAGCCAAAAAAACGCATGTAAACTTTTATGTAGTCAGGAACTGCCATTTATTCGAGTTTTAAATATTCATCGATGATTGATTTAGCCATATCGAACCCAATCGCAAACATCGGATAATATCCTTTAGCGTTCAAAAGTCGCATGCAGTTAATTTGTTCCTGAACGTGTTCTGTGACCGCTTCGCCGTTTCGCTTATAAAGTACTTCACCTTCTTTTTTAAGTTCGATAAATAGGCCGTGAAACTCTCCACGAGGTTCGTAGATGGAAATATCCGGGAATCCTTTATTGCTTCGTAGTTTTGAAATCTGTACCGCCTGGCCAATGGTTAATTTCATAGCACCAGCCATGTCGGAGTTGAAAATCACGGCAGGATAAGCGATTTTCAAATAATCGCAAACCATTTTTTGGAGTTCTTTCTCGCTTTGCTGTTTTAGCACTGTTTTTGCCCTGTACGTTTTCTGTTTATACATTTACTTGTCTTTTTACTTAATCGTTAAATTTAGAGTATTTCTGTATTATTGTTGCTTAATACTTCCCCTAATTCTATCACAAAATAAGTCACTCCCTCAACTGCTCCCCATTCCGGCCTTCCGGACCCAATCCAAATGCCTTTACATTCAACTGTAATGCGTGGACTATTTGCAGAATATCCATTTGTAAATTGAACGTGACTAAATGGTCTAATCTCATCTAGTGGCCAATATAACAGCCTATTTTGCCAGTATGGCTTAATTTCCCGGTACTCTTCCAATTTTACGCCCGACTTAATCAAGTCGAACCATTGCTTTTTTAATGTCAGCTTTAACGTTTTCATATTTAATTATTAAGTTTTGTTTTTCTTTGTCCATTTCCATTATCATCTCAATCGCACCTTTTAGTATTCGCTGGTGTTCGGAAAACGACACTAATCCTGGATTGTCTCGGGTATCGCAAATTTCATCAAATGTTATTTTCATGATTAAAATAATAAAGGGTTAATTTTTGATAATTCTGTTTAATCAAATAGAGTTGCTTCTTTTCTGTAATTTGTAATTAATATTTCAGTCCTTCTATTTTTTAAATTTTGACGCTCACCGATAATATAAACATTCAAATTTCGCTCTTTGGCTTGTTGTAAAATGAATGTATTATCAAATTCAGACATTGCCCATTTACATCCAGTTTTTTGAAGTGTATTAAATAATTCAATACTATTATTTTCTGTGAATGAATTACTATAATTGTCGTCTGTTCCAATATACGGAGGGTCTGAATAAATAAAACAGTTTTCAGATTCGCTTTGTATGAACTGAATGCTATTTATGAATTTATCAAATGTGAAACAACAAAATTTAACCTCGTCCATATATTTGAATGTCGCATCAAAATACTCAGATGTTTGTCTTTTACTTTTTGTTCCAAGATCGAGCGTGCCCATTTTTCCCATCCATGTTAGATTTGATAAAAATAAGAATCTTATTGCTTTTTTAATTGGATCTAATTCTTCGTTAATTTTCCAGTAATCCAATAGTCCTGAATGTATAGGCATTAAATAAAATGCCTTCTCGAGATCTTCTTTTTGGTTCATTAAGCACATAAAAAGATTAAAAACATCTGAGTCCAAATCATTTACAATATTATACTTTGCTTTCGGTTTATTGAAAAACATTCCACCTGCGCCAAAAAATGGCTCGATATAAATTTTATGGTCGGGGAAATAAGGAATAATCTTTTCTGCAATAGCCGACTTATTTCCAAGTCTTCTTAAAATCATAATAATTCAGTTTTAATTTTAGTATAGTTTTTGCGTTTCCATCCTTTTGAAATAAGATCCTTTCTTACTTTCATTGATTTTTCAATAAAGCATTTCTTACATATTTTCCCATTGATCCACCCCCTTGAAAAATACCAATTATCTTTATCGCATTTTTTAAATTCACCGCAAACCTTGCAAGGCTTTTCCCATTCCCCGTCTACAAAAATACATCCTGAATGTAGTCTTTTATGATCAAACGGTGTAACTAACTGAAGGTTACTTATGTCGTTATTTGTTTTGATCAAATCTTTATGATGTATTTGCATTCCGAGCGGTATTTTGCCGTTATGCCTCTCCCAGTTAATGCAATGTTCAAATCTGAGCCTGCCTTCTTCGTCTTTTGCGTATCTGAAATAACCGCTTTTTGTTTTCTTGTGCTCCATAACTATTTAATAAATGGTTTATGCGTGCAATATACAAAAACCTTTTGATACTACAAAATAAAATTCAATGTTTCTCATCATCCTGTAAAGTTCGATCGTCTGCCAGTAATCGCTGAAACTCATCATACATCTGCTTGTAATTGACATATGTCGGGTCCATATCCGACCAGTAAGGCGCTTGTCCGGCCTGCTTAATGAGCAATTCAATCTGACATTTGCGCCGGTTCATTCGGATATATTTGAATCCTTTATTCATATGCCACTCTCGATCATATTTCATTTTGCTTTTTGTTTAAATATTAAAAATCTTAATTGTTCGATTAAAAGTGATATTTTTCTGTTTTTGTCTTTTACTTCTTTCGGTTCTTTCATGATTAAAATGCATTATCTAAAGGGTTTGTGTTCGATTCCTTCGGTTCGATATAATTATTCATTGGAAAATTATTTCTTTGAACCTCCGTGTAATATCTGTTTTCTGTAATTTCATATTGAAAGTCAACTTCGCCAGGTATTCCAACTAATCGCTGTTTTTTAATCTTCCCGATAATTATTTTAACGGTTTTATCTGCATAGTCCGTTTTTCGGTACGGCCTCCATACACTCACTACATTATCTGCCTTATCTGAAAATGTACCCCCTCCTTTTATCTTGTAAATATCTGGCTGCGGGTAGTTTTCTTTTCCCATAAATTGAGGCGTATTTTGATGGGCAACCAATCCAAAACAAACATCGTTATCAATGCTAAACTTCTTTAACTTAGTCATAAACCGGCTAATATAAAGGTCTTCACGCTCTCCTTTTTCCATTAAATGATCTATGTTATTATAAGGGTCCACGGTGCAACAATTAACGCCATAACGCCGTATTAAGTACTTAAATCGCGTTAATATCCCATCTAATTGATAATCTTCTTCTGGCAAGACAAAGTAAAAATGTTCGTTTATAAAGTTGGCTGCATCCCTGTATTCATCCTCTGACATTACATTTGAAAATCTTTTATCTGTTGATTTGCCTGTATAATTATGAATTAACTCATCAATTAATTCGCTTATAGGGTAATTTTCAGGACAAAACATTGCAAATTTCCAATCTTCATTTTCTGCTTTTTTTACCTGAAGAGCGTTCCAGAAACATGACTTACCTTCATTATTGTAGCCTGTTAAGATCGTTACTTCACCTTGCCTCCACCGCCAATGCTTATCTAGCTTTTCAAAGTACGTTGTAGTTCCGTATCGTTTACCATTCCTAAACTCGTGCAGCATCTTATCCCATTCCATCGCAACTGTAAATACTCCATCCAAAGGTATTTCTTTTGCGGTTTCAAGTATGTTTTTTAGCTCTTCTTTGCCGTATTTGATAAGATACTCGTTTGCATCCTTACAGTCCTTAAAATCGACTAAAAAGCAACGTTCTGCACCTATTCGCCTAATTAGCTCATTTCTTAACTGCACCCCAGCTTCATCTGAATCAACTGCAATATACCATTTTTCAACTCTTTCGATATCGTCATAACACTGGTCAATGAAATCAAAATTCTTTGCACCGTTTGGAACCGATACGCAATTTTTTAAACCAACCTCAATGAACGAAAGACAATCAATTTCACCTTCTACAATTATAGCATACGTTTGTTTTTCAAGTCCATTTAAATTGTAAAGTATTAATTCTGCATTTTTAAACAGCTTAAAAGACTTTGAAGCGCCCCTATATTTGATGTTAATTAATTCCTCACCTCTGAAATAATTAAAGTTTATCGTTTCGACTTCTTTCTCGAATTGTGGCATCCATTCCACGCCGGATGTTATCTTCATTCGCCTAAGCGTAAACTGAGATATTCCACGACCCTCAAAATATTTCACAACCTTATCGCTTAAATCTGTTCCATTATGCCATTCAGGACGGGCAAAGGCTTTCTCTTTCGGCTTAAAATCTTTGAACTCATAAAACGCTTCGCCGCAATTATGGCACTTCCCTAATTTGTCGTTATGATTCCAGTTAAAACATTTGTCTTTTTGTTTTTTCCGATCTGCAGAACACGCGGGACATTGAGTTGATTCCGTTCCGTTATATTTTGCAAAATCGACTGTGTATTCCTGTCGTGTTGATTTAGCTATAATTTTCATCTGTATTCAGGTTTTAGTCCGTGTGTCATGTATTCTTCTGCTGTCATTCCTTTCCCGACTACTGTCATAGGAACACGTTCAATTTTAGTATTATCTGATTCTAAATTTGTCAATTCTTGCATCCAACATTTTTGATTTATCCATGTTGATAGATTTTTCCATTCAGGACAAAACATTTTCAACTCTTTCAGTTTTTTCTTATGAGCCTTTTCTTTATTTAGTGCAAGAAGCAACAATTCAACATCTTCATTTTTGCATTTCTTTTGGAAGTTTTTAAATTCAACGTCTGGACCTCCTTTTGTTGATGGATATTGTTTTCTAAAAATTTCAAATTTCTCCTTTATTTCTTTAGTATTTACAACTATATTTATATCTTCATTTTCATTTTCCATATGTGAGGTCATATGACCTTCTTTTTTTGTATGCTGATTTAGTCCTAATTTATTATTTCGTCTGCTGTCAGTAAATAACTTACGTTTGTTTTGTTCGTCCTCTAATCTAACATTATAAAACAATCCTTTATTATCCTGAATAAATTTGTCCTTTAATGTGTCCCAGAGTTGACCTATTGTTTGACCTATCATATGTGAGGTCATATGACCACGATTAAATTGAAGCATTAATAATTCAATGTAGGCACCTTTTTCTTCAAAGGTCATTCCCATTGTGCCTCCTAGATAGTCATTTGGGTAAAATAAAAAAGCCGGATCTTTCATAATTTATATATATGTTTTAATATATTGTCTAATTCTGGAGGGTTGCAAAACTGAAGCGCATTTATAATTTTAACCAAATACTCAGAACACTCAGCGTCTGTAGAAATTTTAAGTATCATTATTTTACAATCGCTTATATTCTCTGTAATTTGAGTATGGCAGCCTTCGCAAAGAGTCAATAAATCAGAATCTTCATATTCCCAAACAAATTTGTCTTTTTTGTATGGAATAGCATGATGAATATTTAGCGTAGCTTCTTTGTCCCCACATGATTGACACTGAAATTCATCTCTTTTCATTATCTCTAATCTTTTCTTTTGCCAACGGGGGTCCTTGTATTGTTCCTGATAAGTCATAATTAAATGTGTAAATTTTTGATGAAAAAAATAGCTTATTTAAGTTTTACCAATATGGCTCCCTTTATATGTAGAGTGCTTAAATTTCCCGCCTTGATCTGCTGATTTACCCACTGAGGAGTCTTTCCAACCATTTTGGCATACTCTGTCTGTGTTGCAACATCTTGTCTTATTTCTTTTACTGGCATTTTAAATGTTTAAATTTTTAAGGTAAAATTAACCGGAACTTTCATCCGGTCTGCCTGTCATCTCGACGGTCTATTCTTATAATATGAACTGCAATTATAATCAATTAATTTGACAATTCAAACAAATTTTAAAAATAAATTCAGGCTGAGCGATGTAGCAATTTACCCGACTTTCACACCCAACTTAATGTCAGTATTCGGGAACCTGAATTTAAATCGACCGTATGCAGTTCTTACGGTGTGTAGTCCGGTACATTTAAGATGTAAATATAGTAATAAAATTACATTCCACCGTCTTCATCTGGGAAAGACCCGGATTTATGATCCTTTAATTCTCTTTCAACAAACTCCATAATCTCAACAAGTAATTGAGCTTTGTAAAGTCCATCCGCAATATCGCTACATTGGCCGTAAAAGCACCCTTCTTGCCCTGGTTCCTGGATATCGAATGTCTTATGCTCGTAGTTTAGATAAAGCGTTAATTCGACCGTATCGAGCGTAAAAGTGTACTCTGCATTTAATAGTGTTTTCATGTTAAATAAATTTAAGAATATAAGTTTCAAAATCTTCAAGTGAAATGTCTTTTAAGAACGTATTAACGATCTTTCCCGTGCAAAGGTGGTAAATCCTGTTAAACTCCACGTCGTCCATAGATTTGAAGCTAATTGACTTCGGAATCAGGATTAACTCGCCTTTCATTGTGATATGTGCATCTACCTGACCAATTAATATCATCAACTCTTTGCGTAAATATTCAATGTTTCGAAGTTTATCGAATTCCGGTTCCTCTGGCAATAAATAAATAGTCCGGTTTAATAGCGCAAAGAATCTTCGATGGTTAGTTACGTTTCGTTCCTTCCATGTTTCAATCTCGCAATAGTCGCCATCTTTCAATTTTAACCAGTTTTTAAAATCTTCATCCGTATCGTGTGAAAGTGCGTTTTTGTCGAGTATTCTGGCGTGAAATTTCATTATTATACGATCTTTAAGTTTTCAACTAAAAGTTTTTCGGCTTTTTTAAGTGTACTCATCCTTATACTAAAATCCTGAAAAAACAATGTTTTGTCTTTAAATGATCTGACTTTTACGTAATCCCAGTAGAGATCATTATCATTTGAAAGTACAAATTTATGAATCACAAGCGTTATTTCTCCCGGCTCAATATTTGATCTACAAAATACAAAATTTTGCCTACAAAGATCACCACTTTTAGTTCTGTTCTTAATTGAGCATTTCGAAATTACTTTTACTTCGTTTTTCATCTGTAAATAGTTGTTTTATCGTTTAATTTAATCGCTAAATAATTTGATCTTTAGTTTTTAAAATAGATTCTTTGTTTATCTCTGCATTGTAAGTATCATCTTCGCCATCATATCCTACAGATGCACGCACATTTTCAGCACATAAAATAACCGTCTGGTCACATGCATTTTTCATTGCCTTTAAAATCGCCTTGTATAAAAACGGACTTACGAACGTATTTATTTTATTCTCTTCATTATAAAGAATATCTTTTAGTATTATTTTATTCATTTGTAAATTACTGTTTTACTGTTAATTTTAATTGCTTTTAGTTTAGATAAGTCCGGCGATGTTATTCCGGACTCTTTTATTCTTTGGCTGTCGTTTCCGTTTAACTTTGATAGTTTGGAATGACTGCCAGGTTGTGATTCATCATTATTTTTCATGATCAAAATGGTAAAATATCTGAATCATCATTTTTATCAATCGGTTGTCGTGAATCAAATGGTGGTGGAGTATTTTTTTGTTGTCCGATTACATCGACTTTAAAAGCCATTAAATTAGTGAAATACTTCTCTTTGTATTCGCGTGAATCAATTGAGAAAGACACTTCGACCTCAGAATCAATCTGAATATTTGCCATTATTTCAGGTTTATTAAATACCGTAAAACATGCAGATTTCGGATAATTACCGCCTTCATATTGGATTACAAAATCTTGTTTCTCCCACTCTTTCCCAGCTGCCGATGTTCCACCTGTCTTCGCTAAAATTGCTGTTACTAATCCTTTTGTTGTAAACATTTTATTTAATTGTTAAATTTATACTTCAATAAAACCATTATTGTAAAATTCGTATGAGGCATAAAATAAGTCCTCTTCCGCACACCGCCTGAACTCACTTAATGAAACAGAGAATTCGCCGAATGCTTTTTGTAGTGTTTCTTCTGATAATTTAATTACGGTCACATTACAACCGGAATCAATAAAAATAAGAAAGTATTTTTCAACTCCTGATGCGTGGGAATATATCGCGCCTTGCATATCGTAAAGCATATCAATGACGGCCCATTTGCATTTTTTAAATGAGGCGTCTGCTATTTTTTTCAGGTCTATTGCATATTCCCGCTTTCTTTTTCCGTCTATTCTGCCTGTTATTTTAAAATCATCCTGAATAAATTCAAAGTAACATTCTTTTTCAGTCAGCCCTGCCATTAAATCTTTAGTGGCAGAACATTGCATTAAATAATCACCCATTGCCAAATAAGAATCGTAATCATCTTTTTTAATTCTTTCTTTGCCTTCGTTTAGTTTATCCTGTTCAATAACCCACTCTTTGTATTTATTGGTTGCTCGTGGATTACCGCCGCCGATTTCAAGAACCTTTGCAGAATCATCCAATACCCAATACGTGGCCATGAACTTTTCAGGTTCCAGGATTGCCATGTGAAACATTTTGCCCTGATTCATTGCCTCGGTCGTTTCCTTTTCTGTTTTGTATTTTAAAAAATGTTTTGGTGATTGTCTGAACGCTTTCAATGCTGAAAAACTAAGACCTTTTACGCCGGTCATTATTTCAAATACCTCTTTGTTAAAATCTTCGTTTTTCATTCGGTTTGTTTTTCTGATTGTTCAATAAAATAAAGCTCGTACAAATCGGCTTGTTTTGCCATTTCAATATCAAGGCTGTCACCCCTGATATTTTTTGATTCGTGATATATTTCTTCTAATCTCATGGCCGTATCATTTTAACGATTTTTTCCAACTCTGATTTAAATTCCTTTTTCATACCGAACGGAGCAACGCAAAAAGCATCGTAATTACGTAATCCACTTTCGTATATTTCCGGCTCTGTTGATGATAGCCTTTCTTTCAATGTCGTAAATTGCTTTTCGGACATCCATGTTTCAATTTTGGCGGCTGTTTTTGCCTGTTCTTTCGGTTTAGCTGGCGTTTCTATGTTATCGCTGTGAGTAGTATCAGAATCGTCTATTTTTCCCGTAGGAATCAAAAATAAATAAAGCAGAGTATATTTAAGCGCATATGTTGTTGCTTTGCCTGCTGATTTATCCTGAGAATCCACACCGTGACCATATCCTTTAACTTCCATCCATTCGCCTGAAATATGGGTCAAAAGGTAAGTAGTTGTCACTTTTGTGAATATTTGCTGTTTCCTTTTGGTTCCATATTGCTGGCTGGTTTCTTCCCATTCACTTAATTGCGTGCTTTCGTCAATGTCAACTGGAAATATTGCCAGTCCGTTTTTTGCCATTGATTCACCGATAACCTTTTTTACTTCCTGATCAGGAACACCTTTATAAGAATTCCTACCTTCACCAATAACCATAGTTTTATCAATCCCTTTTACTTCTTGCATTACTGCAATAATGGCCTTTATTAATTCGCAAATGCTTTCTGATTTGTTCATAGTTTTATCGTTTTTGTTTATTCTGAATCTTCGTCTAAATCTGCCATTTCGGCGTCCATGTCTGCCTGTGACATTGGCTCAGGATCGTCCTGATACATTCCATCTGGACTATCATAGTCGTATCTTACATACTTACTCATTTTAGCATGCTTAATTTGGTTTCAATTTCCTCGTACGCCTTATTGAATTCCTCTGCGGTGCATTCTACATATTCGCTATTCATTGCAAGTGAAGACGAGCAAATGCTTAATGATGGAGTTCCGCCAACCGTTACCCACAGACATGCTCTTTCAGAAAATACCTTAGCAAAATGACATCTTACATCAGATGTTTTGCGGTAAATTGGAAGTTCAACTTCGACTTCTTCAAATTGCGGTGTAACTTGTTTTTGAATTTTCATTATCATATCGTTTTAAAAGTTTATGCAATATTACAAAATAGGTTAATAGGTTCGACCAAAGCTGTTAAAGAACATGTTTATTCAGTATTTAACGGTATGACCATTCTAATACATTGCCTTTACCTACGCCAAATTGCAGGTAAACACAATTCGAATATTCAACATAGTAGGCATTACAGATAGTGCCATTTTCCAACTTCACTTTTAATGGTGTAAATTCTTTAGGCTTAGAATCCTTAAAACGTGTAAACATTATTTGGAATTTAATATTAAAAATGAACATGTATCTTCTATCGAGTAGCCTTTATTATAAAGTTTTTTGCATAACCTCTCAGAAAGCTTATAATTACTTGCTATGTATTTATTTAGCCTTTTAGCGACTTCTTTTGAGAATTCTCCATAATCAATCACTTTCCCGTCTTTAATTTGTCCATATGTATGCTTTTTCATTTTAATATCGTTTAAAAGTTTCAATAGCCTCCCGACAGTCTATTATCGGAAGGCATTAACAAAATAGGGTGATCTGTTTAGTATTTGGTGGTACCTGAGAAAACCAGATCGAGAGAAACAATAACCAAAAGGCTAACTACACCTTGGGATTATATTTTTAAAAAGGAAGGTTTTATTCGCATTGCATAACAACCTTTTCAGATTCTATTTTTTGTATATTTTCGTAAGCAGAAATTATCTGTTTTTCGGTTAAATAAACCTTTATATACGTTGTTTGAAATTCACCTTGTATTGCATGAAATAACTCAACACCATCAACTATACATTTATGTTCGCATTCTTCACCGTCTTTTGCATTTGGCACATTTGGAACATATCTAAAATCTATAAATAAATCAGAGTCTTCTAAATACTTTTTCATATCGTCATTTTTTAAAGCAAAGTGCTTATGTGTTTGCGTTCGTTTAGCATCCTGATTTGCCATACTGTTCTATTGTGAACGTCTCTTTTATTGTGCCTTATTTTGCGATCATTTACAGCCCAGATAATGGCAAGAAACCCAATCATACAAAAAATAATTATTCCGAATCCTACGTAAGGATCACCAATTAACTCTTTCATTTTATTTGTTTTTAGATTGCTTAGAATCATCGTAAACAAGAAGTGTTGCCAAAAATAGGAGTCCTAAAATAAGGCCCGAAACAACCGTTAATGGATGGTTGCCAAATGTGATTACAGAACCAATAAATACGGTTAAGGCAAGTAGACAAACAGCGACCGTTAATACGTCAAATTTCCTGTTATTCATAGTCTATCGTTTTAAAGAGTTTAACATTATTTCTTTCATCTTATACATACCACCGTTTAGGATGATGATTTTAGGGTATTCGTACATGGTGAATTTGATTTTCTTTTCACCTTTTGGAAGTGGTTTGCGTCCTGCTTTTTCGGATGATGTTCCGTCGAGTTTAATTTTTGAATAGCTCATTTTAGTTGATTTTATAATATATCGTATTCAGTGTAACTTTTAAGATAGTCCGAATTTTCAAACCACGCGAATAAATCTTTTTCGTTTATGACATAGTTGCCTTTATAGTCATTTATTGCACCCGTATTACGTAAAAATACTTTAGCCATTAAATTCCCTTTAGATTCAACTGATTGTTTCGCCCTTTTTCGTTTCGGAGTTGGCATGGATTTGCATACTGGACACCATTTTTTAACTCCTCCGTGATTACATTGTTCCATTTTGCTTATTTCTAAAATGTTTCTTAAATCGGATATATTGAGCGATAGACTGTTGATTGTGCTTTATTTCCCTTAATAGTCCATCAAAATCAAAACTGCCCTTTTGTTTGAAATTTAATGACCCATTCAAATATCCATTAAAATAAAACAGCAAACATTCTTCGGTTGTCAATGTGATTTTAACTGTATTGGCTTCAATTCCTTTGATAACTTGATTTAATTTTGCAGAATCCGTAATTTGAGTAAAGGCGCTATCAGCTTTTACAAACTCTTCTTCAAATCGGTTTTGAGAAAAACAGTTTACCGATAATAAAACTGCTAAAAATAATAGTAAATGTTTCATCTTGTTTGTTTTATGATTTAATTTTTATTAATCTTCTTTATTCCTATAAAACTAATCCATTCATTAAAACTCTTTTTTCCAAATAGTGGTGTATATCCATGAATCTTACAGGCCTCTTTAATAACTGATATATTCTCAACTCTTATTGGAAATCCATTATTCATAATAACATCATCCCCACGCTCAATTTTTTCGAGTATCCTACCAAATTCCACACCATAAGTGAAAGACTGGCTTTGATCTGTAAATTTAATTAGTATATTCATCTTCTGATATTTTTCTCCCCCGTATAGGAGAGAGGTTAAATTAAATGTGTTTTAAATCTCTTGAAATTTACTTGTGCTTATTTCAATGTCTTCACTTGGATAATGAGCCTCGCCAATTTTATGAAGCAAACCGATCATTTTTTTTGCAAGTCTCTCTCCTTCTAGTGTATATATAAACGAAATTTCATCTTCATAAGTCAAATCGTCCTCCTCGACATCTCTGATTAATCCGGCATCTTTTGTGAATGTGTCCAAATAACTTTCAAGTATCTCGATACAATACTCCTCAAAATCCCCAACATCTTCAATTTTCTTTTTTGTGTTAAATTCTTTCATCTCATTCATTTTTAAGCGTAATTCAATACGACAAATATAACACATTCATTAACGTATACCTAATACTTTCACATTTATTTTCACTTTCTACCACATGTTATAAAACATGTTTTTGTAAGTGATTGATATAAAAGCAAAAACCCGTAAGACTGGGAATCCTACGGGTCTGAATTACTAAACCTAAACTAACTTAAAAACGATAATCCAAAATTAATATTTTATTTGATACTTCAAACTACTTTGTGATAAAATAACCGCCCACTAATCCGGCAACCCCCCACACATACCACTTCTGATACCATGCAGTATTGTTGATCACATTGATTTGATAACCCGATGTTATTTTGGCGTTAGGATCATCTGTATAAATAGTAATCTTTGTTTCTTTTCCTTTTGTTTCGGTTATTGAATTTAATTTGACTTTGTACGAATAATTCAGATCAACTTTTTTCTCTTTAATTAGTCCGGCCAATGTCAGATAAGTATTTGTCCATTGGAAGTCTTTGGCTGGCATTTTTACGCCTGTCGAATCAATGTAAACAGTATCATGTAATATTGTGTTACCGTGTCCAGATGCCTCTAATTCGGCCTGTAATGTAGCGGTAATGTTTCGCCATTTAATGTCTTTTTGTCTTAATTCTTTAATCGTTAATCCGGTCAATTCAAGTGACTTTTTTAATACATTAGATTCAATCACAACTGAATTTAATTGAGAATAAACTTGCCCGGATTTCGTTTTGTAAACCTTAGCGCTGTCATTTGCGATCAATAATTCGACTGACTGCAAATCGATTGTTTTATCCTTGCCTTTGATTTTGAAGTACTGGACAATGATAATAATTAACATTCCCGTGAATAGCGCGTAAATGGCGTATTTTAGATATTTGTTCATGATGTTGTATTTGTTGTTTTATAACCTGAATCTTCTTTTACTAAAATAATCTTGTCGGCTGTTGGAATTTCAATTCCTTTTTTATGACATTCTCCGCGTATTAACATCCACGCCATCATGCTACTTGACGCAACTGCGTACATATTATGAATAGTATCCCTATATGTATTTTGTTTCATGGCGCTGTTGTTTTAGTATCTGTTTTTATTGTCGTTTCTGTTGTAATTGAGCTATCTTTTATTCCGGTTTTCATTTCGGCAAACTTTTGTATTGCTTTCGGGACTACCGTAGCGATTACTAAAATTGTGAATATATCCCAATCAATTATTTTGAGTTGAGAAATAAGCATGTTATATGACTGCTCTGTAATGCTTTTTTGCGTTAATAGCTTTGTGAATTCCTGAAAATGTGATTCGTAATAAGTGAACGAAAAGAAAGTATAAGCGCAAAGTAACATGAAAAACAAAGTCTCTAAAAGTCTCATGAATGAATCTGTTACCGACCCATCAACTTGTAATTCCTGCCAAAATCCTGCTTTAACTGTTTTCGTCATCTTCGATTCTTAATTTTTCAATCAGTTCCCTTATTTCGTCGCTCATACCTTAAATTTAAAGTCTGCCAATCGATTAAGCCAGCCTTTTATGAATTTACTTTGCGAAGGATTATTTTTGACAATATTCCAATAGAATTGTTCACGTGCATTTTTGACATCCTGAAATAATCCCTTTTGATTTGATGAATTGACAGCGTTAAGCGTTTTCGGGCCCACTATCCCATCTTCGACTAATCCCAGAATTCGTTGCGGTATTTTAATGCCCCAAATGCCACTATTCAGTAACCAGTCAACAATAATACTTGCAATCGATTGATTGTTTATTTTATCTGCCTGCCATCTATCCCAGAAGTTTTCTTTGTAAAATTCAATCACCAAGTCATTCAGATCGATATTCGATTTTAAATTAGCTGGGAAATTAGATTGAGTCTTTGCTAAATCAATTATATCCCACCCAGACCAATTCGGCCAAAACTTACGGGATATTCCGCGAAAAGTTTCCAATCCCCTATCGATAGGATCGTTAACCCATCCTCCCTCATGTATCATCATTAAATCAAAAGCCTCTTTAAATTCTGCCATTTTTGTTTTTATTGTTCCGAATTAAATATTTTGCTACCTTTTGATGTAAGTTTAAATGAATGCAGGTTTTGATCATCTGCGTAACTGCATCCGCCTAAATTATCAATTTGATTAGATGGATAGCCATACTCCATACAGTCCAATTCAAAATCTGCATCTACATCAAAATCAGAAATCATACTTTTATCAAATGCAGTTATTGACCCATATAGATTCACAAACCCAATATTTATTTTATTACATTTATCAGCAGCTCTTTTTAGTGCGTTAAATGCTTTTTGTTGTTCCTTATTTAAATCGTAAACCTCTGTAAAATTCATCGTTTTTGTTTTTAGTTTGTCAAATATAGTAATATTATTCAGTTTTTACTTCAGGTTTAAATGTTGTAGTTTTCAAATAGTCACTAATAGCCTCGATACATTCCGGCGTTAAGTGCATCCAGGTTGTCGAAAATCCGCAACCATCGCGAAACTTAACGGACGGTAGCGGATTACATGAGTGGTTGATCTTGAGTAATTGGACTGAGTAATAATCCATTGTTTTAGTTTTTAAGTATGCTTTTAACCTCCTTGTCGTCTTTTATCGCCTGAATTGAATCTTGTTCTTGTATATATTCGGTATTGTCAAACACTTTTGTCTTTAGTCTCTGAATCGCCTCCGTCCATGTTATGATCCCAACTATCCCCACCGCAACTAGAGCAGTCACAAAAACCTTCCAGTATTTTTTTATAATCATCAATTCCCCGACGTTTTTTTTTAACTCTGTCACATCGTTAGTGTTCTGACAGTTATCGCATTGGCTGGCTATTTGTGCCTTCATTATATCGATCGTAGTCCAAATATCATCAACTTTTTCTTCAATTCGATCCTGTTGTTTTGTAAACATTCCGAATTTATCGTCAATCCCTTTCAGTAATTTGTCCAGGTAGTAACGAAAATCAGCTTCGCTCATTTCTTCAAATTTATCATTCATAACTCATGTTAATTCTTGCACAAACAAAACTAAGCTAAAATTTAACGAAAAGCAATTAAAAACATGATTTATTTTTTAATTCGAAAACATCCGTATCGAAAATAAAGGAACGATGAAATAAATAAAAACAAAATAGTTATAAATAAGATTACCCTACAATACCAGATATATGATTCAAATAGGTTGAAGTCTATTTTAAGATTAGTGACCAATGAAACTAACGCAATGTTAATAATGAATGCTTTGTGCCAATAACAAAACCGATATCTATTTGATGTCTCCCACATGTAAAAAGGAAGGATAAAAAGCGCACAACCAAACTTACCGGATAAATGTTTCACATATTCATAGTGACCATTCAGAGCAAAAACAAACGCCAATCCCATCATTAAAGTAACGAGAATTGGCGCCCATTTTATGAAAGTTACCCACCTCATGGAATAATCGGAGGCTCACCAGTTGGAGGATCTGGACTTGTCGGCCCTGGCCCTGGCTTTGGTAATTCTTTAAATAAACGATTTGTGTTTTTCATGTTGATTGTTTTAAAGTGAAAATTATTGTTGTTTCGGATTGTTCCTATATGTGAACCTAAATCAATCCTTCGTTTTTCTGAAAATCAGGATACAAAAGTTTGATTTCTTCAATTGTTTTGCGAGGATTAGAATCGGGAATTAACCCTTCAATCTCTTGTAGGTCTACATCAGTTAAAACATTTTCAGGAATGAGAAATTTACCATCTCCAAGCGGTTGTGGATCAATCGCGCTGTACTCTCCATGTTGTCCCCTGATCCTGTTTGCTGTTGTAGTGCTTATAATTATATGCTTCATGCTATTACTCCTTTCCCGTTAGAATCCATGTAAGATTCAATTGCGTCAGTTGTAGCGTCAGATTGAGCCTTTGTCATCCCTTTTCCTGCAAACGCAATAGAAATTTGCCGGTTATTAAATAATGTTGGCGTTCCGCTTGTAGATCGGCAAAGAATAAACCATGTCAGATTAACAACCGCAGCTGAAGTAATTAACGACTCATTAAGTGCTATTTTATTACGATAATCAATATACTTACTACTTTCCAGTCGACTTACGATATGAGTACCCAACGACGAAGATACAGCAGTAGTGCCTCCTGGTCCCGTCTGACATCGAGATTGATTTGAGCCTGAGGAATTCATCCCAATTGTTGCACCTGTAACCCCATCACTCACCCCTATATCGTTCGATGGTATAGGGGAGTCTGTGCGCGAATAAACCCCAAAAGAGCAATGATTCTGTTTGTAATTACTGCCAATCGAGGCATTGTAGTTGCTATTTATATAACTACTTACCCCATTTCCAATGAATCCCTCCAAGGCGGTAAAGGCAGGTGAATTAACGGCAGTTGCATCCTGCGATCTTTTGGCAAGGTTCCTAAGTGAACTTTCAGATGTTTCATTAGCCAACACATAAAAGGTATCAAAAAAATCAGATAAATTAGTAATGCCCAATCCTGTTTTGAGATCTTTAACCAACTTATCTATTTTCTTTTTCTGTGAAGTCGAAATTGGCGTTACCAGTCCCGAAACATACGCTTTCGTTTCAGGTTGATAGTTCAACAATGGCCCTACGCGACCCACTCCCTTTATCCCCGGTATTCCTAAAATTCCTGGCATGTTATGTAGGTTTTAATTTGACGTTTCATGTTTTTATTTCAAAGTTAATAAATATAAATTACTTGCGCAAACTTGGATTATAATTATAATCCAAGTTTGCGCAAGTATATCAATGCCTTTTTCATTATTTTCAATTCAAATTTATCTTGTGCTGACGCCATCATTTTGAGCATTTCAATTATTTTTTGCATAATTTAGTTTTTATAATTACTAAGCCAAACTTTTAACTTTTGCAAAATATGCGTCTGCCGCCTGATCATATCCCGATTTTTCAGGGTGTACGCTATCCCAATGCGTTAACTGTGTTTCGGCACTTCTCGCAGAAATAGGAAGTAATTTATAAGGCATACCATAAACTCTGTCGATCCATTGCCCTGCATTACATGCGTAAACATTCGGATATAATGCATTACCATTAAACTCACTTTCGATTAATTTCCACAGATCAATCATATTCTTTCTGAACGTCACAAAACTTGTATTTCCGAAAAAGTGAACGCTCCATCCTGTTGCATCACATCCGCTTGCAGGATAACCAATGATTATTTTTGCAGTCGGATAATCAACTATAAACTGATCAATGAAGGTTTTAATTCCAGTAATCACAACGCTGGCAGCAGTTCCATTTTTAAGGTTGTTAATCCCTATCTGATAGATCATGTAATCGACACGATCAACAGCCCCTGCCTGTCCAATGATATTTGTCTGAACATATGATTTAAAATTGTTTTTTGTTCCATCCCAAAATGGGGAATGAGAATCTAAAAACCAAGTTGTGTCATATCCCGTCATCCCTGCGTGATAATAAGGAGGGTAGTTTTTTTTGTGTCCTAACATTAAAGGTGTAAATCCAGTATTTGCAGTGCATAAATCTGTGAATTCCTTTACTATTTCCGGACCTTCGTGTTCATAATAGGGTACTCCAGGACTAATCATCGTAGCGTCGTCGATTGTTGAGTCACCAACGAAAAGAAATTGAAGTGTTCCTGTTCCTGCCGTCACACTAACCACATTAACAGTAATTATTTTTGATTCGGTAATTACATTTCCTTTGTCGTAAACATTCAATGTGACACTTTTTGCTCCGGTCGTTGCAAAATTCATTCTGATAGCACGGTTCATTGGCCTCACTTCACTTCCCGCGATTACCGCTTCAACTCTGTATCCTGAGTGTTCATAATCCAAAATAATATTATCCAACCAGAGATTAAATTCCTTCCCTGTACTTGCTTTAATCACATTAGGAACAGAAGATAAAAAGGTAGTTGCGATACCTTGCGTTGCGGTTGATATTGGCGCGTTCGGATAAGATACGGAACAGTTTATGAATGTAGTAATAGCAACTCCCCTATAATCTGCCCACCCATTGACTGCGATACCTTTGTTTTTAAGATCAAAAACAAGGTCTGATTCGTAAATCGAATTATTAAGAGGATCGGATGCTAAATAAGTTACATCTGATTGTGTTAGTGATTTATTCCATTTGCGAAACATCTTAACATCAAGAGCTGTGTGTAATGCATTTCCGGTATAAGAGCCTACAAGTATTTTATCAGAGGCGGTAAGCGACATATAATTTGCCGTCCCGTTTAACGCAATTTTTTGCACTCCAACATACAGATCGTAAGATGCTAAATTCCTGACTATTGTAATTAATACTTCTTTACCTGCAAAGGCGGTAATTAAGTGAGCGTACATAGCGCCAACGTTCTCTTTTGTTACCGTCAACTTGCCATTATATAGGCTCATATATAGCGAATTTACTCCGCATGAGAACAGCGATTGATTTGCAGTTACATTAGTTGGCAGCTTAACAAGCATCTGAAATGTTTCGTTCGCATCCCCTGATTTAACAGCATTTAAGCAATTAACCGTTAAAATAGACGTTGTGGTATTTGTTGATACTACGCTTTCGTTATCCGCCTTAAGGTAAATATCGCCAGCAATTACTTTTTTAACGTTATTTAAAGTGGCTCCCGAATCTGCATTTACATTTACAACAACATTTCCCATTGCATCATAAACCCTGAAATAATATAAATCAATGGCTGAAAATAATCCAGAACCAGTATAGCTCCCAATAAATAGCGTTGTATCTGCTAACGCGACAGGACTCGTTATCGGATTTGAATATTTCCATACATCATCAATATACGCCTCTACTGCGGTTGCGAGTTTTTTTATTGTGAGCTTTATTTTCTGTCCGGCATATGATGAAACATTAAAACTCCCGATAGTTGCACCTATGTTCGAATAGTAAATAAACAGTGATCCAGTATTTATTGTCACCATTATTTTATTCCCATACGAAAATAACACTTGATTTGGTGCTGTGTCAGTAGGCATTTTAAAGACCATTTCATAACTACCTAAATCGCTTCCGTTAATAGGCATTGCATTTGGGAATGAAACAAATGAATCTGATCCATTCAGCTTTAATACTGGATCTATTATTCTTAATGTTTCATTATATAATCCCAATGAGTTTTCGTTAAATGCCTGTTCAACCTCTAACCCCGTAGACCCTACTATTCCTAAACTTGGGTCATCAGCTGCTATTTTTAAAATGTTCATATTTAATTATATTTAGATAATCGATCAAAGTTATTCATTAATTCCATATTATTTAAACTATTTTTAGTGCTGCATTCGCACCGGATCCGTCACGGTATATCGTTCCAGAACCCAATCCAGTAGGAGATGTAGGCATTGAGGACATCACACGCAATATCGAATCAATATAAATCGTATTGAGTTGTCCGTTAAACCCCATCATTGATTCGCCTTTGCCGTTGAAAATCATAAGCGTTCTGAATCTGGTAGTACCGCCTTGATATCCAATTCGATTAATGCATACATATCCACCGTCGTCCGTATCTTCAGTTGTTTCCCATATATCGTTACCGTCAATCGATATTCCTCCCCTAAAAACAGTGTTATAATGAGATATTACAGGATGGGTAAATGATACTCCGGCAGTTGCAGCCGTGAACAATAAATTAACCCCTGAGGATGTTAGTATTATATTATCAGCTGCAAAAATACCCGCAAATAATGCAACGTAATCTATGGCCGTTTGTGTAAGCCCAAGATAATTGTATGTAATAAATTCAATCGTTGGATTTACCCATATTTCGGCCTCTCCTGAATTTCCCGTTAACTCTATTTGATCAACTTGTGCAACTGCAACTGTTTTTGGATTTACTAAACTTGTAGTTCCAAAACTACTGCCAATTAATGTGCTACCTGAAAAATCAACTGCCGGGTCATTTGCAGTAAAAGTAAATTCAGTAGATGATATTTTTGTAAGCGTCACCGCTCCATATCCTGCCGAATTTGCAGTTATAAAATCAGTTATTGTAATATCTGTGCTTGTATTCCAAAATATACCGTGCGTATATCCGTTGCACTCAACCATCGAACTTCCAGTTGTTATAAAGATTGTCACTTTGTCAACTCGTGCGGATGCTACGACATTCGCCTGAACATTAGTAACTATTCCGTTTAAATTACCTGGACCAGATGAAACGCCGTCAAGTTTATCAACTCTTAGGTTTTGAATAGTCGCGTATTCTGCAAGTAACACCTCTGTTGCTATACTATTATACTGAGCGTCGAAGGGTTTCCAATATCGTGCATTTGTAGGCAAAATACCAGTAAATGACTCCGAAGGTGCATCTATTCTGGAAATATAATAAAGGACTCCTAAGTCCGGACTATCTGCAGGAATATCATACTTTACTATGTCAATTCTTGAAAGATTACCAAAGTATTGTTTTGCTGGGTCATAAATACCCTGGTACATTGGAACCGTTTTGATCTTCTTTTGTTGGTTAGCCTTCATTGCTGCTAACCATGCCAATTCTTCGGATGACTTATCTACATTAACAATTTCATGCTGATTGCTTATTATCGCCTTATTTAGCTGCTCTGCATAAGTATAAGGTATTTTGTCAGATATTAATAGCTTTATCCTATTTGGATCAACTAATGGCCATTCAATGCCAGATATACGTATCAATGAATTAATTCCAAGTCCTGCATCGATAACCGTTACCCGGTCGCCGCAATTAACCGTAATAGAGTTATCCTTTATATATTTCGGGTCAATATCAGCAGTGTAAACAACCTGAGGTACTGAGTTTTCATCTAATGCCTCTTGGGTTTTATTTTGTAATATCAACTCGTTATCATCAATATATGTCTGAGGCTGGCTAATTCCTGTCAGTGTATAGCTATCGCCGATCATTGGAATTATAGGAAAACCACCGTTATATTTTGGCAGTGTGGCACCATTTTCACGAGTTACCGGATTAAAGTAAATCCTATGGTTTGCATTATCGTACTTCCAAATTTCAAACCCCGGTTCTATCCCGCCTAAATCACCGTCTTTAAACACTATTAGGTGTGTTTGACCATCTATAATATAGTCATTAATATCGAAATTAAGAGTCGTATCTTCAACCCAGCTTGTTTGATTTTTAAATGTTTCATCTGTATTGAATTCGATATTTACGTCTGTCAAATATCCTGTACGCTGTGGGAAAATAGTCTCATCTGTAAAATCACCTTCGATAACTCCGTAAATAGAAACGTTCTTTTCAAGATACAATCCATCAAAAACAAGCTGCTTTGTTCCACCCCTGTATGATTCCTGAATATTGGTAGTACCGCCAAATCCGTACATACGGGTAATTATATTCTTATCTTGTACCTGTTCACGCCTTAATTTATAAAGTCCGTTATTTTGCCCGTATTCGAACGTAATGGCAGTATTAACTCCTATTGACTTTTTAAGATTTAAAACTTTCGCAGTAAAATCATATTCAAGACCGAATACCTGCGCTACCTGGGATAATGCACCAATACAGTAAGCACTTGAAAAATTGATAGTTTTATAAACTGTTACATCAATATCTCCTAATGTCCAACCCGGATCAATCTCATTAATATTTGCAATTATGGAGGTAGCGAATGAAAGAGCGTTACCATTCAATGGGAAATTAACCAACCCATCAGAACTCCTAAACTTTTTCTTTCCCCAGCTTATTTCTGCTGATTCAAATGTGATATTATAACTGATTGTCTTATCGTTAATCCGCTCGTAGGTTGGCATTCTATTGATATAGAAATTTAAACTATTAATAGTAATGTAGTCGCCAATTTGCACCCCAATATCATTTTCAGCAAAAAACTCAGTAGTTATTGAATTGCCAGACATTAATTTTTTGGAATACGTAGTCTTCTCGTCTATCGGGACTGTTGCAACTATTACTGAGGCTCTATATATCGTTAACTCTGTCATTATACTATTATTAAGTCAATATTAAACTTTGCAGCAATACCATTATTGTAAACTACAATATCTCCTACCTTAAACCCTTCAGTAGCAAAGCAACTAATCAAATCGTGATCTTTTAGTTTTATGGCTCGTAGTCCTTCGGTTGCAAAAAGCAGGGTTAAATTCGCAATTTTTACATTCATATCAGTTAGTGACGCCCCAATAATAAACCCATCTAATGAAAGAGTTTTATTTTTCCTTCCTGTTATCTGATATCCTTCACTGCCATATTTAGTAAAAAACTGATCCTTTAGTTCTGGCAGGTTATCAATAGCTTTTGATTCTGAAATATAAAGTCCAAAATTCAACATATCATTACCATCAATAAGGTATTCACTTATTCCTATTCCTGATAGTTCATTTCTGCTTATTGATATGTTTACAGGCAGATTAACGACAGCCTTATTGTGCAGCACAACCTTAAACTTTACCGCCCATTCAGGAACAGTAAATGTTTTAGGATATGTATTGTAAATTTCAGACATTTTAATTAAAGTGTTTATTTTGTTATTGCCTTATTATTTCTTGTTAAAGGTACATTATTTCTGTTTACTATCGTACCATGACCGGAATAAACTACAGTACATGTTCCATTTGCATTGGCATACGCTTGTTTATTTGCTGACACGTCTGCAATTGCCAGATTATCTGCTGCAATTTGACTCGCAGTAGAATTGTATGTATTCGCGCTAACATTGTAAGCCACTGTCGATCCATAATAACCGACCTGGCAATCATTCCTGGTTGCTGTTCCTGACTGAATAGTATTGTAATAAGTTGTTGTACCGCTTTGATATTCATAAGCTCCTAAATCAATCGTACCAGTCCTGGCATTACCTAAATAATCGGTTGTTAATCCAGTATTGTAACCTACATTAATAGCAGGCGAAGTGGATTGTAATGCGTAATTATGATTCGCTTCATCAACGAATAGTGGGTTTGTATTGTCGTAATTGTTCGTTATTGTAAGTCCTGTCGCATTTGTCCATACCGCATTACCACCATAACAAAGGTTTTTAGTAATTAAAATGTTTGTGTAAGTGTAGCTGACCTGTGAAACCGCTATTGCAGAACTATATTGATCTTTAAAGACATTATTGGCGATTACTGCATTGACCATTGTGCCGTAAAGGACTAAATGACCTTGTACGGTTTGGTTATAGTTCCCATTTTCGCACGTGTTATTTATGAAGTAAAAGTTGCTTGTAGTGTAACCGCCTCCAGAATAAACCTGACAGCTAAACCCTCTTTGCATATTATAGAAAACATTATTCTGAATGTAAACGTAGTTTCCACCCTCGCAGTATATGCCGTGGTCGTGCCCCATCCAATAAACAGACGATGGTGTACATCCGCCTTCACTTGGTCCAAGCCGACCGATATCGTGGAATAAGTTTCTTTCAATGGTCAAATAGCTCGATTGATTAATATAAATAGCATCTAATCCATATGTAGTTTCGGTGCAAACTTTCCCATTTCGATCAAATTCGCAATCTATGACATTTATATGATTTGCACCGTTTGTTATCGGAACACACATTAATTTAGTCTCAAAGAATTTAAAACCTTCAATATTAATATAGCTAACCCCATAACAGAAAATTCCGTAATCGGTCGTTAGGTTTCCATCTATAATTGCAAGTCCTTTATTCTTTGCCTTGTATGTAATCGGACTACCTGAAGTTCCACTATTAGCAGCGGTTAAGTAGGCAAACTGTCCAGACGTAGTTGTATAGGTACCATTTAACACAATCACTGAATCGCCTGGAACTGCAATAGATTGACCACCTGCAATAGTTAATTTCGCCAAAAGCTCCGTAAGTCCTGAATTGCCGTTATTCCCAGTTGTCGAAACATAGATATTTTTTGAATATAGCAACGAACTTGCAAATAAAAATAAGATTAGAAGTAATTTTTTCATAAATTAAGGAATTAAAGTTACCCTTAAATAACTCAATGAATATACTGTGACTGTTCCGGATGTTGTCTTTAAGAATTGAACTGTTAAAGGTTGAGACGTGGTCCCAGTATAGATTATTCCCTTAATATAGATTGATCCGTATTGTCCTGATGTAGTAAGCCACCCCGAATAAGCCGTATTAAAAGTGTCTATTGTGACTGATTTAGTTGACGCGTTAGTTAGGCTTCCAAACATCGCACCGCTCATTATTGCGCCTACCCCGCTATTATAACTCATTCCTATTCCTATTCCCGTAACATCTGCCGAAACTCCTATGCTCAAAACGACTTCAAATTCATAATTTACACCCGAATTTAACGTTTTTGACAACCCGGTTATGTTGACTAATATTTGGCCTGTTGTATTTGCTGAACTTGTCATTATTGAATATAACGAAGATCCGCTCGCCCCGAATGCGATTGTTCCATTTGCCTGTACTACTGGCACCTGCCCCGTAGTTCCACCAGATAAAGCTATAACTGCACTATCTCCCCTAAACACTGCTATTTTACCTGCTGTTCCTGAAATATAATTAGTTAATGGCAGCACGGTAGTTTTACTTAAAAACTTCGATTGTGCTTGGGCACTATTGAACAGTTCGACTGGAGTAGTAAATTGTGGCGGTGTACTCCCTGCTGCCTTAATTAGTATCTCATCTGTGGCTCCTACAGTATTTCGTTTAGTCATTCCAGAACTAAACTTTTGAGCCTGTAATGAAGCAGTAAAAAACAATAGTGCGATAAAAAGAATTGCTTTCATAATTGAATTATTAAAATGTGATTAATTGACCTGAATCTGATGTTATCGGCGTACCTGAATCTGATGTTAATGTACCTAAATAACCAAACGACGTTAATATTTCTGTTGCTTTTAATTGCCCTTCGCCATTTAGATATCCTGTCATAAATGCCGGATCAAATCCGTCTGAATGTTCCATACCTGAAATAAATGTACCGTAAGTATCGTAAAAGTAAACAGAATACGCCGTACTATCTAATGAGTTTAACGTTAATTTATCAATATTTGTAAAATCAGTGAACGTCTTTGATCTTATATCTGTCGCTCTTACTTTTACTAATCCTGTCCAGTTGTCAATGGCTCCTACTTCCATTGACGTGGCAGTAACTACCGAAATATCACCTAATGTCAATGGTGACGGTAATGTGTAAACAGTTTCCCGGAATAATAATGTAAAAGTACATCCGCTGTTTGTCATCTCAGGTGTTATTGATTTCACGTAACCTGAAAAGCTACCATATGGAGTTGAGAATACAACTAAATCAGAAAACAGATTAACTGCTGCATAAAAAATATTCAACTTGATTACAACCTGATCCGGAGTTCCTAAAATAATACCAGCAAATGAAAGGTCGCGCCCCTCAAAGAATATCTCGTCTGCATCGACATATGGCTGTATTGATTCAGCCCACTCATGGAAACATACGCCTGATCGCTTTGGAAGGTTGAACACTCCAGACATTGAAATATTACTTCCAGATATTTGCCCTGGAAGTATTCCGTATGTAGTCAAATCGATATTATTTAATAAATAGCTCATATTAAATAGTTGCGTGATAAGTTACTTTTGTATTCCCGTTTATGGCCTTCAATTCAATGACTGCATTTTTAAGCTCTGACACTGTATCTGCCGTGTTCTTTTCGATATTGATTAGATGATCAACACCTAATTGCGAAATACTGCGAACGGCTGTTGTATCATCGGCCTGTCGTCTCATTAACCCGACAAATTCGCCCGGCGTTTCTTCGGTTATTTGACGTAAAATTGAACTTCCTGTTAATGCAGGGTTTGAAATACTAGCAGAATCAAAGATATTAAACCCAGCGTCGGCCCCGGCTTGTTTTGCGTCTGCCATTCCTTTGTTAAACTGATTAATCAATTCAGGAGACTCGTCGTAAAACTTTTGGAAATCATCTAACCATGTTTGGTCCCCAGTGACTGCATAACTGGCTACCATATTATCTTCTAATGTCTTAAATGCGCCCTCGAAGGCTTTATTAAATATCATATTACTCATGATATTTTCAAGTACTTTATTCACCTCTCCTTTAAATGCCATCGCTGCATCGGTCCCGTCAACGAAAGCCCCTACTAAAGCATCACGCAATCCATTACCTAAAGACCCGGTTAATTCAGACACAACGCTTTTTAATTGTTCTGTTGCTTTATCTGCCGCGTCTTTCCAGTCGATTAAATTTTGCAGTGTCTGTTTTGTCGCTTCGGTTACTTTATTATTGGCGACTAATGTTTTAGCTAAATCAGCGTTAAACTCTCCATTTGCTTTGATCAGGTCTGGATATGTTTCCAAAAGAGGCGCAACGATATCTTTTTTCTTTTTTGCAAATAGTCCAGTAAGCGCTCCAACTACGCCTCCTACAGCCGCACCTATTACCGTACCAATCACGGGTACAATAGAGCCAATTCCGGCGCCCAATGCTACGCCCGCGCCAATTCCACCTAAAACATTCCCTCCTGAAATAACATTCTTTTTTCCGACAATAGCCTCCGACGAAAAGAATTTTTTTGATTCCTCCTGATATTTCTTTTGAGCATCATTGTAAGCTAATGTTGCATCATTTAATGAGCCTTCGTAGTCCTTTAAAAATACGCTTCCGTGAATGTCTGAATTAATCCGCAACTGGTCATTTAAAAGCAGATTGTATTCCTGTTGTTGTGATATAATGTTAGCGTAATATTCATCCATTACGCGTTTATTTTCCGATACTTGGCCCGCTACTATTCCAATCAATTGAGAGGCGCCGGATATGGCTGCATTAATTGCATTATCCTTCGTCATTCCCTTTGAAGTGAACGCGCCAGCCTTTACTAAATTCCCAATATCTTCAGCTACCTTGCCAACACCCGATAACATATCTGCCAATCCTGAATTTGAATCACCTATTGACTGCGATAACTGATTTGCAGCATCTGCAACCTCATAAAAATTACCGGCTAACTGCTTTGCCTTCTCTTTCTCGCTTTCGAGTATTTTATCTATTTTTTTATTGTTTGTCTCAATGCTTTTCCTTGCATCGTCAATAGTATCTTGTTTCTTGTATTTTGTGGGGTCTTTAGTTTTTACTGTTTGACCGGAATACATATCGATATAATCCAATTCAGCCTTACTACTGTATTTTGCCTCGAAAATAGCCAGATCGATAGTTTTTTGCTTCGCTTCGTTTATTTTTTGTAGTGCAACTAATTCAGCGGCTAAAAGTTTTAGTTTTTCGCCTGTTGCCGTTTTCATTGCTTCGAGGATTTGCTTTTCCTGGTCAACTTCTTTTTTAGTCTTCTCTTCTTTTATCCCAAGCTGATCTTTCAATCCTTTAATGACGGCCTCTTGGTCTGCAATGGCCTTTAATGGATCTTCGCCTTTTGTCTTATCGAATTGTTTTGTTTGAAGCGAAACTAATTCCTTTTCTGCAATAACCAGGTCTCCCCTTAATTTTATACGCTGTTGTTCTGTATTTATATATTCAGGTTTCTGTTTAACTGATTCATTTACTTTTGCTGTTACATCAAAGGCATTTTTTACAGCATCAACTTGGGCGTTATAGTTGACTAATACGCTTTTAAGCGTACCGATCATATTGTTTTGAATCCATTGGCCTTTAAATAGCGGAGTTTGGGTTTTCTTCACAAACTCATCCAATTCAGCGTATGCTTTGGCTCTTTCAGTTTTATCAATTGCAAATTTTACATTGTAAATCAATGGCTGTATTTGCATCTCAAATTTAGCGGCCTCTTCAGCTCCAAATTTATTTTTTATTTGCTCTTTCGTACCTCCGATATAATCGCTTATCGTAGTACTGGTATTTTTACCAATTTCCGTAATGCTCTGATCTCGAATTTTAAGCTGAATATTTTCTCTGATTCCATCATTAACCGCCTGTTGTGCTATTGCTTGGTCTTTAGTTCCCAGTAGTTCACTTTGTTGCCCAGTTAAGTATGATCCATATTGGCTAATTATTGCATCTTTGGCTTTTTTCCATGCGTCTGTTCCCTCTTTTGCCAATCCCATAGCAGCAAATAATTCATCTGCCTTATCTGTTTCGTTAGATATTTCAACGTTTGATTTATTAATTGATTTTTCTAAATCTGTTTCGTAGGTTACTAATTTATAAACAGCATACGATAAAGCCGCCACTGCCATTGCTGCTAACACATACGGATTAGCCAACATTGATTTATTTAATGCCTCGTTAGTTGCAAGTCTTCGCTCTTCTACTGCCCATAATCGTGCCTCTGACAGTGTTAAAACTCCATTGCTCGACGCTGCTATTGCTGTCGATGCTGCCATTAATGTCTGCTCACGAGCTACAAGCATAACAGCTAATTTGTAAGCCCCGAATACCGTAATTAATCCGCCAAAAACTTCCCCGACTGTTTTGTAATTTGTAATTAAACTGGCAATGCCTGAAATGCCTGAATAGATTAATCCCTCGTTTGCTTTACCAATATCATTTAGCATTACCTGCCATTTATCCGTTAAGTTGGATATCTGACCAGTCACGGAGGCATTTTGTTTCTCCATTAGGTTGTAAAACCTTCCACCCTCACCTGACATTGACTTAAATGCAGCTTCAACTAAAGGGAAACCAATTTGCCCGGCGGTAACCATACCCTGAATCTCGTCTTTTGACTTACCCATGTTTTTAGCCAGTTCATCAACTAAAGGAATCCCAGCCATTGCAAAGTCACGCAGTTCACGACCCTGTAATTTACCCATCACTGCAACCTGACCATAATTGATAGCCACACGTGAAATAGGAACAGATACGCCCGCCGCAACGTCTCCTAGGGCTTTCATCGTCCCCATCACGTTTTCGGTAGCGATACCCATTGCCATTAACTGCTTTATGTTGGTAGCTACATCTGCAAGGGTAAATGGAGTTTTTGCTGCAAAGGTTACAGCTTCATTCATTAATTTGTCGGCCTTATCTTTACTGCCAAGCATGGTCTCAAAGGCTATTCCAAGCTGCTGAAATTGACCCCTGACATTGATAACCTCCATGCCAAACTCTTTCAGCTTTCCGGCGCCAAAATAAACCGCTAATCCTGCACCTAACTTATTCATTGCGGAATCAACCCCAGATACCTGACCCTCAACGCCTCGTGCCCATGCCCCGACCTGTTGATTTGATGCCGTTAATGCAGATTGTAATTGGGCGGTATTCAAAGTGGCTGAAAACTGTACGGCGCTCATAGTTTTATTCTTTAGTGTATTTACTCAGGAAATTACCGGCTTGTATCGGGTCTGAAATAATGGTTTTTTTCTTGCTATCATAGTAGGGAAAGTCCGCGGATTCGATTTGTGTTAATATCCAGGGCCTGTTCATAATCTCTTCATGTGAAAGTCCAAGTTTTACCCTCATCATTGCTATTTGACCCATTATCGAATCACCGCCACGCATTCCCCCTACTGACTTGGTTTCTTCTTCAATAAATTCAGGCTCTTTGCCGATCCCATAATAAAAAAAAAACGTTCGGCTGATGACTGTTTGATAACAAGCGAAAAAAGTGTTTGAATATCTTCAAGTTGTAAATCCATTATGGCATTAGTGACGATTCGCATGTGATTGGTTCCAGTTGCAATAGAGATAGATCGACAAATAAGTTTTAATCCGTCAGCATGTTTCATTAAAGATTGAAATACTGTTTCTGACTCATCTTCAATGTCCGTTAACTGGCATATTTCACCACCTATTTGTATTAATTGCTTTGCGCTTAGCGGTTTGATAGATAATTTCCAATTAACACCTAAGTATTTAATAACAAATTGATCTTTTTCCCCAGCTATGCCAAGAATCACATTTTTAACTTCGTTTTCCATCATTGGATTTTAAAAAAAGTAGCCCCATTACTGAGGCTTACTTTTATTGTGCTTTAGAATACTCAGCGTCACCGGAAAGATCAGCAGTAAGATTAACCTTTGCTTTGATTTCCCACATGAACATCTTATCGCGTCCACCAGCCCCAATGATACGAGTCGAACAGTTAGCATTGAAGATATTCATAACGTCGCCTGAAGCGAATGTAATCTCGATAGCCTTGTTGACCTCTGTATACCCAGTCGAAGGTACGAACTTATCAAATCCACCTGCTGTCGGAGCTGTTCCACCTTTAAAGATTGCAAGCGTAGTATAAGTCATATCGTAAAACTGAGCGGTAACGGTTGTATCACCTTCCTGAGTTTTAACGGTCTTGACTGGACTTCTACGGGTTTCAGTGAAAAAGTCGGTGTAAGTCCCTTCGGTTTCTTCGATTACTAAAGACCCTTTTACTGGATCAGGTAGTAGTGTCATGCTTCCTGATGCTGGCATTGTGTTTGTTCCTGTCGGTGTTCCGTATTTTAACGTAGTAACCGCATAAATGTATTTAGCCATTCTTTTAATTTATTTGTTTGAATGAAAATTTTAAATTTGAATAATGTTCATTTTGCCCCGGTTCCCGTTCATCATACTGACCTTCGAAGTCAATTAAATATCCCGTTCCGTTTGCTTGTTTTAAGATATCCATTACACTCGATTCGCCGGCTTTAATCTTCGATGTATCCGGAGCGCCTGGTATGATATCTTTAACATGATAATTGACATTTACATGGCAAATCTGCATCACATTGGCATCAATACCCAAAGTATTAACCACGATATATTCAGGCGGTTGTAAATTGTCCGGCTTTGTATGTGGGTACTTTGGAACAGATATTGAAACTAAAAGCCCCATTACTGTATCAATTATTTGACTGCCTGTCTTGAATGTTGCCATTACCTGTCGATATATTTTTGAATCTCTTTAAAATAACCTGTTAAATCAATAATACATTGGTCTGCCTGTATTGTAATCACATTATAACCCTTGCTTTCAACTGTCGAGGCGTAGTTCATCCCTGCTATTCCGATCAACTGATACCCGTCTTTAATGTATGGCTGTATCGATTGCATGTTTAATCCCGTAAATTGAGAATCGTACTGTTCAATTATTTCGCCATCCAAAAGAATAAAGTACTGAGTTGAGTTCCTTAGGTTTGTCGATTTATCATCATAAAAACCCTGTGGATGTCCTCCCGGCTGTTTTCTAACTGACTTAATAAACTTTAACCCTGCCATATGAAAGGCTACAACTATTCGCTGATTGATCTTTTCGGCCTGAGCCTGTAAATCTCTCATTGAAGCTGCTGAATTCCAGTTTGATTTCAGAGCCATAATCTACTATTTAACTGACCATTGAAAGAACGCTTAACTGAACCCTTTATTACCCCGTTTGATAAACTGCTTAAGGTGAATGTAGATCCTACTGGAATAACGGTTGTCATCAATGGAAGAAAGCAATTAAACACGTAATCAATCAATATACCGTCCTGTCCTGCCACCTTTCGCGCTTGGGTATTTACTTCTACTCTGCAATCTAAAGTATAAACAGTATTGGTTCCCGCTGTCCATTCGCCTGTTGTGGTGTTTTGTGTCGGTGTTCCAAGAACTGTTATAACTATCGAATCAGGATATTGTACCATTTTACCAAACGTTTATAAATGTTGCTTTTGGCGACAAAGGACTAGTTAACCCATTCTTTGCAAAGATCGAATCCGCAAATTGAATAAGCAGCTTCTTTTCAGTCATACTGATCTGATAACCACCCTCGGTAATATTCGGACTTGAAACTAAAGTATAGCAAAGATCAGCGTAAACCAATTCAAGAGACTTTTTGTCAGAATAAACATCGGACGAAGTTAGTCCTCGATCCTGTAACGCTAAAATAAAAGCGTTTTCAGATAGCGGGTAGTTTAACTTTGCCTTTATTGCTTCTAAATTTGTCATTGATTTAACTTTAAGGGAGGCGTGAACCTCCCGTTGAGATTATGCCCAGGTTGTAGTACTTCCAGTGTAAAGATTGATACACTGGTTAACTTTTGGCCACGATGGGAAAACATTACATTCGCCTTTGGTGACTACTTTAACCGGGTTAAATGATTTTTGTATTGATACTAAAACATTTCCTTTCTTGGATTGAATCACGCCGTCTGGTTTCTCAATCTCTTCCGCAATTGGTCCGTTAAACATGTTACCCTGAGAAATTTCAGGAACAAAAAGAATATGCGTATCAGACCACGGATTAGTTGGAGTTACGACTCCAGCTTTATTTTCAATGCCAATGTAAGTATCTATGATTATAATAGAAGGCAATCCACGAGCAGTAAGCAGTCTATTGACTGAAGCTATGTCGATAGGGCTAACAACGTTATTAAGACCTGTAAACATTGCAATTAGCTCAGTTCCTGCGATGCCAAGATCATAGGCATTTTGCGACATCAAAGCATATTGGAATTTCAATCCTAATGGCCTTCCAGCTTTTGCAACTGCTGTAAAATCAGTAACCAATTTAGCTGCGTTAGTTGCGTAAACTGCGGAAACTACTTTTTTGTTTGCATCATTCATGCCAAAATCAATCACCGTTTCATTAACGATACCCTGAGGGTTATTGGTTGTTGATAGCTGAATTTTGGTTAAGCTCATGGCCTGTAGTGCAAACCACTCTTCACGTGCATTAACTGAGTCATTTACAAAGTCGATGTCATTAAAGTAATCTTCTACGACTGCATTTTGTCCCTGTACTGCTTTTGTAATCGCATGTTCGAGTATTTCCTTTTCTGTTTTAACCCGGCTTTGTGCTGTTTTCGGGATATCGAAATACTGAGTAGCCGTCACTTTACGTCCTGCTTCCGGCGCTTTCACATCATACGAAATAACGTGAGCCGCTACACGTGAGCCCTCGGCTCCGATAAGCGTTTTTGCATCCAATGAATTTACATTTTTCAAAGGGAAAAAAGTAGGCCAATAAAGTGCATTATACACTCTTTTCTGTAGGTAAGAATCAACCGTCTGTTGGTTTAAACCTTCTGTAATTGCTGTTTTCATAATTTAAACGATTAAACGGTGAATGTTATTAGTGATGTTCCGGTACCTGATGCACCTCCGCGAAGAGCAACTTTGTAAAGTGCGTTTACCGGGAATGTAAGCGCTGATTCACGAACTGAACCCATAGTTACTACACCAACGTCTGCATTGCCGTCTCCGATCCAACAGTTATCTTTTGTAACTCCGTTTGGAGTGAATAGTAGAACTGCCGATGTTCCAGATACAGAACCTTCGCCATACTTTGTGCCCTCGGCATAAACAAGAGCCTCAGCAGTTGCAAGAGTGTCGAAACTTGCATCGGTGGTAGTAATTCCGGTAATAGCCGAACTTTTAACACCATCATTTAGAAAATCACCTACTTTAAAGTGATTGTTTTTTGGAACCTTAATAGCTTGCGCGGTCGTTCCAAGCAACGCGATAACTGATTTGCATACGTCGGCAGTCCTTGCAGCCCTGTCAATATAAACGGGTGTACCTGCCGGAAGTTCGCGCTTATCTACATTGGTATTCACTGTTAAGGAATCCAAACGCGCGGTCTTCAAACTAACACCACCGATGACTTCATCTATGATTGACTCAAAGATTACTTTCTTGCCACCGAAAGATTTTGATGTTATTGTCATTTCTTAAATTTTTAAATTAAACAATTTTTTTACCCTGGATGCCTTCAGACGCTCCAGTATTACGTTTTTCGGCTATTGATGCCCCTAACGCTTCGCCTTCCTTTATTCCCGCTGCCGGTGTTTTAGGAACGCTAATAAATACGCCCTGTTCTGCCATTTCCTGTTTAAAAGCGGTATAATCGCCGTCAATAGTAGTTACAAGCGTATCAATACCATCCTCTGACTCGATGAGTAGATTACGGCCTTTTAGATATGATTCCGGGATACCCTTTTCTTTCAATTTAGCCGTAACTTTTCCGGTTAATTGAGCTGTGGTCTTCTCTTTGTCATATCCTTCGAGTTTAGTTTTTAAACTCAATGTTTCCTGATCTTGTTTTTCGCGATAGGATTTGAACCATTCCGGTTCGTTCGGGTCGGCTGGTTTTTCTGCCGGCTTTTCTGCTGGTTTGTCAGCAGGCTTTACTTTTTTTACAGCCTCAGCGGTCACGTGGTTAATATTGCCGTCAATAGCTTGTAAAATAGGTTTTTGAAGTTCAATCGCAGCATCAATTTGGCTTTCTTCGGTCACTGTTGCTGATAGGTTGTCTGCCATAATTTGCAGAGTCTTGTCTGATATGCTCGTGGTAGCTCCACAAACAACTTTTAAAGCGGAAAAGATTTTTTCTTTCATGTGTTTTTTAATTATTAGGCAAATATAATTAATTTTCACATAAAAAAATATTTTAACATTTATTTTTCATGTTATACAACATGTTTTTTAGAACAGGTCACAAAAAAACCGGACAAAGTTAATTATCCGGTCGTTTTACCTTATTGGTTGGGTTTATTTCTTAAATTTATTAATGATTCGTTTTACCTTGTCGAGTGTGCTTTATTTTGGTTTTGAAGTATTTCTTATCGCCCCTGATTTATTCTTTGCATATTCGATTTCGACCATTTTTCACCATCTCTTATTTTTATCTTTTTTTCAAGAATTCTCGACTCGGTCTTCATTAATTGCTTATTATAATTATAAGGATTCCTATTTTTGGAATAATCTGTAATTTTAGAATTTATGATTTCGTGCAATTCAAGGTTGGTTCCTGGTTTTTGAATTCTATGGTCCACGTGCTCACATATTATATGCAATTCCTTTAATATCTCATCATTAAACGATAATCCATCCATGCCATAATATACCCATCTTAAATATCGAGTGTGTTTTAGGTCGAATATCTGCCTTATACTTAAATCTGCATGTTTTCCAAACCCTATCACCGACTTCCACGCCATAGTCCTTAATCTTATTGCATCCATTTCTTAAATTTATTAATGATTCGTTTCCAAAATCTCGTAATTCGATTAACCTTGTAATATTCCAATGTGTTCATAATCGTATCGTCAACCATTACATGTATAAAATGCCGTTCATGTGCTGAACATTTCGACTGTCCTGCCTCGATTAGCTTAAATTCAGACGTTAATCCCTCGACGGTAAGCAATCCCTTAAGTTCGATATGATAAAAGGTATTACGCCTTAATTCGAGCCCCTGTGCACGGACAACTACTAACGAACAATTGCGGCGGTGTGTTTCTTCGTTTATCGCGTCATCTAACAGTATTTTAAACTGTTTATCGTTTAGGATATCGTTAATGTATGTAAATTGTTTCATGTTTTAAGTTTATAAGTATTATTCACAACATTTAAGTGTTATTCACCGTATAGGCAGGGGTGAGGGTTAAAATTTTAAACACTGCAATTAATGCTTTCTAAATAACGGCACACAGTTAAGTAATCGCCGAACTCGTCGTTTAAATAACCACCCCTTCGTTTATCTAATTCGATCCCTAAATAAACATATTGGACTCTCAATTGTCCCTTTCGTTCAGAACATGGCGAATTTTTGTATTTTTTATCACTTGACAATTCATATTTTCTCCATCCAAACTCATACATATTTAAAGGAATATTTATTCTCCTATCCTCCGAATCTTCCAAACTCTTTAAAACAATTTCGGTATCGGTGATTTTAATTAACTCTAATTTCATTCCAATATAAGAAGCATCGCCAGAATAACCATTAGGCGGGCATACTCTGGTGACAATACTCCCCTTCTTTATTTTTTTAATGCTTAATATTTTAATCATTTTTCTTGTTCTAAATGGTTAATAAAAAGTTCTATTTCAGTTTTTAATAATTTCATTTTGGTTATAAAGTCCGATATTGAATCTTCGTCTTTTTTATGAAGTTTAATGGAATATTTACAATCAGATATTTTAATAAAAACATCCCTGTATGTTTTGTCTGAATATTTCACGTCTCCATCAAATGTAACTACGCTGCTGGTAGAAGAAGATTTTATATCGTTTAGCCAGATTCTTTTATTATATTGATTCATCCTTTTTATGGTTTGTGGTTAATATTCGAATCGTTCAATATTTCCATTCAATAAATTTTCAATCCATAAACATTCACACGGCTCACAACTCAATATATTTCCCGTGTGGTCTCCTATATTGCACCTGTCAGTTTTAACATTTGAAAATGTTGTGTCTGTTTGTTCCATTTCCCCTCCACAATCAGGGCAAGTAATACCGGAATCATTTGCTATCATATTTTCAGTTGTTTTTATCTCCCCGTATAGGAGAGGTTAAATTATTTCGGTGAATAATAAAGAACACTTACGCAATTTTGTTCAACCGCTCTATCGTGGCATTTAGTTATTCCTAAATTAATCTTTTGGAGCCGGTCTTTTTCGTGCCTAAGCGACTGTTCTATTGTTTTTATTTTTTGGATAACAAAATCTCTTTCAACCAAATAAGAGTCATACGCTCGCTGTAATTCCGTGTCTCTGTTGTTAATTTTATCTTGCAAATCCATCTCAATTATTTTTAAGTGTAAATCCCAACTTTAATAATACCGTTTAATTTAATAATGTCATTTTAAGGTTATGTATCATTAAATGTTTTTCATCATAAAACGCACCTACCCAAAAACCTTTTTCGTAATCGGCATTTCTTATGGCAATTTCAGGGTAGCAATTTACATACTCGACTTCTATTTGCGAATGAATAGTAGTAGTGCTGTCAATCGATAATTCGAGTGCCATTGATTCTGTTATAAACCTATAAGCAACGTAAAGAGGAATTCCATCGACTGATTTTTGGGATGTAAAAGCCGTGTAAGTTTTACCGATAATTACTGGGTTATCGCCTATATCTTTTTTGCAACTCATTGCAAGGACAAAAATAATTACAAATAGTAAAGTTTTCATATCATTTAAATTTTCCCCTAAAGTATATCGAATAATCATTGATTCAACAAAACATGTTTTATAACATCTTTTATTTACCTAACACTTCATTGATTATTTTGCGATTATCTCTAAACCAATACGGTTGTTTTCCTGCTACTTTTTCAGATAGTTTATCGAACTGCGCACCGGCATATGTAATAAAATTCTTTGGCATTACGTCAATCTGATTTGATATTAAAGTTTCGTTATCTCCGTTTAAATATGCAACAAAGTCTTTTTCGGGCATTAACTCAGGTACTGCCGAACATAAACATTGCGAATGAAAACCTATAAACTTGTAATACTTAGGATATAAGCCCTGCAAAACTTCGCATATCTCAACGTAATTATAATGTGGATGCGAACCCGAAAGTGAAACGCGAATACCAATCACCATATCAAGTTGAGACCATCGAATATTATCAGATGCCAAAAAACTCATGTTCGTTTCAGATCTGGTTAACCGCATTGCATTTTTAAAACTACTGTTATAAACTCCGGTTCCAGGCTTATTATCAATCATTGCCTGAGACGCAATTAATTTACCGTTCTTATCGCGGACCCGGCGGAACAAGGCATCAGGATTCTTTAAATACTGCCTAACTCTTCTACTGATCACCGATGCACTGTCGCCGTTCACAATCCCAATTCCGAGGTGGGCCTCCATCTCTGCTCTAAACTGGTCCGCTATTTTCCACACTCGGTCTGAAAGCGTTTTAGTCCCGTGTTCCCGTGCAATAAATGATTCGAGTGCTTTTGTGTTTGGCAAAAAGTAAGCCTCTCTATTTAATCCTTTAACAGCCGTTAACCCTGCAAGATATTCATTTGTGATTGCGTCGTTTTTAGCCCCTGATAACTTCCAAGCCTGAGCAATTTCATACTCATTTAAGGCAAGGCTTTTATCGTGAAAATCAGTGATTATATTTTCAATCTTGTTGTAGGTAGGCTTATTGAATTTGAAAGCCTTATTTAATCGCACGGTTGGGTCGTTTGCCATACGCGCAATATCTTTAGTAACCTTATCGAATAGCCCTAAATGCTGAGCCTGAAAGGTTGCTTGATTCGCTAAAAATCGCTTTCTATATTCTGCTGTTATTGCGTCTGCTTTCATCTTCTAAGTATTCTAAATATTTCAGTTTGCATTCGGCCGCCGTTCCCGTGAATAGTATTTTCCCGTCTTCTTCGTCAACAACATCGTATTCATCTTTGCGTTCGATAAATCCTTTAATAGAGCAGTCGTGTAGTAGTATAGTTTTCATTCTGAATAAATTAAAATTTGTCTGTTTATTAATTTATCAACTTCACGCATGGGTAATTGACAAATGAATGTTTCTCCACCAGCGTAAACAGTTGTCCAGTTTTTACCCATGTATAGATAAGGTGCAATTACAGAAATACTGTAAAATATTACGTCCCTAACGTCTCCATCACTTAAGTCGTATTCAATTCCTGCATCGCTTAATTGTGATGTTTCGTCGTTATAAAAACATATTGGAAGTTTTATTCTCATTTTTGTTTATATTTTACAAACCAGTCATTTATACATGAGGTAATGCCGTTTTCATTTACCCATAAATCACATAATTCAACTGGTTTCTTTAGTCTATTTGAAATACATGAATCGCATAATACATCTTCTTTTTTTGCTATTGAAAGCCAAATATAGTCTTTTAATATCAACATATTATCGCTGAAATGGGTAAATTTAAGTCCGCAATCTTGACATATATACGTAGGTGGCTTATTTTCATGATAAATTACTGGCATGATTTTACCGCTTTATGATCACACAAAATCCGTTTCCTACCTTGTCGTCTGGCTGTATCGCCTCGACTACGTTCCAATTCATGTACTGGCAAAGTTCGTAAAAGTCATCTAAATTCCAAACACTAAAATGATCGTGCGGGTTTTGTGCTTCATCTTGTTTGATTTCGCCTGAATTACGCTTTATCAAATCTTCCAATGTTGTGCAGTCCCTTGTTTCGGTAGATATCGCTCTCCATGTTGGCGCAATGATGAAAATATAACCTCCCGGTTTAATCACCCTTAGCCACTCTTTAATCGTTGCAATAGGGTCAAAGAAATGCTCTATTACATGTGAGCTGATTACATAGTCGTATGATTCATTTTTAAATGGTAGTTTATCACCATTCGCCACAACATCAACCGGCATTTTTTCACCGCAATACTCAAACTCTGCCTTTTTAAATATGGTATCCATCGAGTCGGTATAATCCACGTTTAGGCAGTTAGGCAAATTGAAAGCATTGTGAGCGCTGCCGCCTATTTCGATCCCGGTTAATTTGTCCAGATATTCGTGAGCTAAATTTGAATCTTTGAATTTCATAATAGCGTTTTTATTAGTTCAACTCTCATTTTGTTTACCCTGCTCAACGTTAAGCAATCCTGTATATATTCCCAACTTTTGGCATTCTCTGTTTTAATGTCAATTTGACCGGATAATACAGCGTTTAAAGCTTGGTAATATGTTTCATTAGAATTGTACTTTAACGTGCCTGGAACATCCCAAAAGTCAGGTATAATAGAGACAGCCCCCGCATAACTCCCTTCGATAACTGAAACAATAGATTTGCATCGATTAAATACATTGTCTTGTAAAGGGATCTGCATAACTGCCGGCTTCATTCTTTGTAAATTAGAATGATATAATATTATATCCTGTCCTTCTTTGAATCCTTTATTTTCAGTAGTGGATAACATATAAGGCTCAAACCCCCAGAAAAGAAACTGCCAGTCCGGATGTTCTTCGGTTGCCTGGCTTATTGCCTGAGCGTATGACCAAACATCGAGTATATGTGTATCGGTTCCACGCCAAACAGCTAATTTGGATCGTTCAGACCATTGTTCACGCTTAAAAACAGAATCGTTAAAAGCATTCGGAATGACTTGAATATTGGAATTGAAAGGCAAATAAGCAGCTTTTAAATCTTCAGTAGTCACACTTACAACGTCTGCAAGATTCAGTATTCCTTTGATATTTCCCTGATTTGCTTGATTGTTGTAAATGTGATACGCTTTATTTTCGATGGGTACCGCAAATAGGTTATCGTCGTAGTCAATCCAAAGTGCAACATTTAAGGCTTTTACATACCGGCAAAGGTCTAATGACTGTCGGGTGTATGGCCTCTGAATCATTACAATATCAAATTGAAGGATAGTGGACCAATCTAAGTCAATATCTTTCCACGATACGGAGGTGATACTTAATCCTGATTGTTTCCTCAAGTCTGCTGCAATTCCTGCCGAACGATACCAGCTACATGCATCGTTTTTGTCATACGATAAAAAAAGTATCTCAGTCATTGGATTTCGGTTTAAATGCCTCTTTAATTTCAAACGGAGTCAAACTTGCGAATTGCTCCAAGTCATAAAATAACCGTTCTGCCTTAACCTTTGCCAGTGCACCTTCCAGCCCATTCATGTACCGATGATGCGCTGACGTTCGATTGAATGACTTAACGGACTTAAACCCAAATAAGCGGGCAATATCGGCATGGCTCAACTTTGCGGCTTTGATGTTTGGATATTTCATATGGACTTATCCCTGTAATATGTAAATTCATTCCAGCTTCTTTTCCCGGCATCTCTTATTGATAAAAATGCGCGTTCATTAACTTGCTCCAAAAAAATAAAATTTCTTTCTTCGTTATAGTCACATGAAAGCAATATATTTTTTAATCTTGCTGACATTTTAGGCAATCTGTCATTTGAATCAATCCATGTATCTATCTTTGTAAAGTCAGAAATATTTTCAATTAATGGATATTTATCCTTAATTAATAGATTAAATAATTCATTTTTATCTCTTTCGTCTAAACTGGTAAAGAATAATTGAATATTCATTTTTATGAAATATTAGTTAAACATTCCACAAATATAATATAATACAATCAAATATACATATGATTTCCGATTTATTTTCAAAAAAAGATCAACTTTGGTATTTAATCGGGTACAGCGCGATACTTCCGGCAGCGTTTAAAGTGATTGAAGCAACTGGAATGTCAAATATGATGCAGTCAATACCAGCTTTCATTGCCACATTCTGCCATGTTTTATTGGTTGTGGTGGTCCCGTCAACGTCGGTAATAGATGTCACCTGTGTGTCATCAATCCTACAAACTAGTCCATAAGCAGCGTGACCTGTTGCGAATACGTAAGGCGTTGCACCTGATACAAAAATTGGTTCTGTGCCTAACATCATCTCCTGAAGTGTCGGCCATACTAAGTGTTCTCTTGCCATTGTGTTTATTTTTTAAATTATAATCCTGCGTTATTATTTTGATTATCAGTTAATATTCTGTCCATTTCTGCAACAGGATCAGAAACTAAAGGGTTTTTTTCTACACATGTTTCTGTTGACATTATGCCGCCAGTTTTTGCTACTGTCAGATTCTCGATCATTTCAGATATGTTAGCTGGCAAATAAGGTGTAATGATTGGTTTTAATGTGATTGTGGCCGCTTCTTTAGCCAGTGAAGTATCAATCAGCGCGCCTATTGCAGATTTGATGATATTAAGCCTTCTTTGCAATCCTATACCGAATGTCTCCTCTTCAACTCTGACTGCCATATGTGCATCCAAAAACATGAGACGAAGCGCAACCCCAGAAACGTTTCCGATATCTTTCATGGCTTCGAATGATATATCAGGTGTTTGGGACATTGAATAAATATACCGCTCGAGGTTTTCCTGCTCCAATTTAATACTTTGAGGTTCTGATGCCAGGTTAAGATAATTTGCAGTAGCTTCATTTTCAAGTTGCAAAAGCGTTCCTGTTTGGTTGTTCGTTTCAATGCTTGTCACCTTTCCGGCTACTGCAAGAATAGGCGCCCCAAACTTATCATTCATTCCTCCGTGATTGCTTGTAACCTCTTCGTGTCTGCCAATCATTGGCTGTTCGTCATTCCAAACTGGAACCGGTTGCCAGTAATACTCAATCAATAATTTTAAGGCTATGTTTGGTATTGGATTCATAACCACTTCGACACCTGAAGCATTTAAGCCCGTTACTTCCTGGTCCAGTATCATTTTCCCGGCCACATCAACATATTTGTATTCAAACTCAGGCGTATAGATGTCTGAATGTGCAATATCCTTTTCGCCATTGTTTAGCTTATAATCCCTTCGAAAACTTATCATATTCCCCACAGAATCAAACAAAGGGTAAAGCGTATCGCCAAGTTCAGGTGAAAGTATTTTACTGCTTAATGTGAACTTTTGCTTCGGGTCCCCGGTTGCGGTGTAATACCATATTACAGCTACTTCCATTTCTGACAACTTACGGCGGAGGATCTCTTTATTCTTATAGTCCATTTTATTGTCATTCTGAATCTTCTCGACCATCTTAACAAGGGTCTGCTCTTTTTCAGTAGGCTCACCATTAGCATAAATGGCCACGGTTTTAACCGGATCAGAAAGCATAAACCCCACACGCCGTTCTGTGATTATCTTTTGCCACGGGATGCCGACCCTAACAACTTCGACCATTACCTGAGTCTGAATTGGTTGACCGTCTGTATCTTTTCTTCCGGTATCGCGCCAAACTAACCGCTTAGGCCGTAAGGATTCATCAAACACATCGTGACCCTCTACCTTGTATTGTTTCAGCGCTGTTTCCTGATCTACAATGAATTTAGGCCTTTTGAATAGCTTTTGTATCTGTTCATAATCCATCGATAATATTACTTCCTGCGGTGTTGCCATGGTATTTATAATTTAATTACTTGAATTGACCACTTATCTTTCCGTTATTCCATTGGAGATAATCCGTTGCTTCGGAATTAATAAAATC